TAAACACAATCGACTCAGTTACAATCGAATAGACTAACTAACATGGAGCACTTAAATGAAGTTCATAACCTTTACTTCTCAGAACACTAGAGTTCAAATAGGCAAGCCCCTAGCCATCAAGCACTTCCTACCAGAGTGGTACCGCAAATCGGAAACCACGTTTGTAGATAAGCGAGATGGCGTGGAGAAGCACGGCCTTAAAACTTGTGTACCATTCTTGGACGCCATGCTTAGTGGGTACACCCTCGTAACCCCTGTAGACATCTATGTTTCTAGAAATGATGACGGCACGCTGCGTCTTGGGTGGAACGGCCCAGAAGAGCTGGGTCACTTTGTTGCTGAAAGACCTAAAGAATTAGGTGAGTTAATCCCCACCCCAGCGGGTCACCTAGATAACCATCTAGTATGGGCTAACGAATGGGGTCTTAGGCTACCCCGTGGATGGAGCGCCCTGATTTGCCACCCACTAAACAGATTCGATTTGCCGTTTACTACGATGTCTGGAATCATGGACAGCGACAAGTTCTGGGCTAATGGCAACGTTCCTTTCTATTTAAAAGCAGACTTTATTGGCACCATCCCAGCAGGAACCCCAATCGCTCAAATAATCCCTATTAAACGAGCGTCTTGGTTGGCCAAGTACGACCAGTCACTAGTCAACGAGTACGGAAAACAGGGCACGCTAGTAAGGCAGCCAAAGAACACTTACAAGAAAAAGCGTTGGGTACGTAAGGAGTACAACTAATGGACCAGAGTCAAATTCAAGAAGTAGTAAAGCTCTCTACTTGGGACTTAGTAAAAATGGGAATCCATAAACTTGTAGGAACTAAAGTTAAGCTTCCTGCTGTTATGGACATCCCAGCACCGCCCCCTCCGGTAAAAATTAACCACATCGCTATCGTGTTGGATGGACGTGTTGAGGAGGTAATCCACACGGAGAACCGAATGGCTGCGCTCTTGTTGAGTGAGCCGTCTTTTGTCGAGTTTGAAGAGACTGGCGTAATTCCAACTATTGGCTGGACTTGGGATGGCAAGGACTTTAAGGCCCCAGAACACAACGGACATAACCACGGTGCCTAAGATAAAGTTTCACTCCACTAAACCTCAAGTGGAAATTCTTCGCCCATTTCCAATGAGCAGGCTGGTTCCAGACTGGTTCAGGAAGATGAAGCCTGTGTCTGACGACAGGGTGTCCAGCGTAAAACGTTGCGTGCCTTTCCTAGACTCTTTGACAGCGGGGTATGTCATCGCTCTGCCTGTGGATGTCAGCTACTCAAAAGAGCGAGGCTTTTGGACTAACGCCGTGTTTGAAGTAGTCAGTCACCACGCCCCTAGTCAAACAGCAGACGTAGTTATCCCAGATGAGTTCAACTCGATGCCTTACAAGTGGATAAACAACTTCCACATTAAAACTCCTAAGGGGTATAGCTGCCTGTTTATTCACCCTCAGAACCGAGAGGATTTGCCGTTTCATTGTTTTTCTGGAATTGTGGACACCGATAAGCACCCGGTTGTTGTTAACTTTCCTTTTGTAATACGAGACGACTTTGAAGGCGTAATTCCTGCAGGAACTCCTCTAATCCAAATAATCCCTTTTAAACGGGAGTCATGGTCGATGTCCGTGGATGATAACGGAAAGGCCTACGACTACCCGATGCAGCACGAGGTGTTCACCCACCCGTTGGGCTGGTACCGCCAGAAGTTCTGGAGTAAAAAGAAGTTCCAATGAGCCACGCAACTATCTTTGTTTCGATGGCAGCCATGGATGACACGGAGATACTGCCGTCGGTGTTGAACGCTCTGAGTGCTGCAAAGTACCCAGAAAGAATTCGTGTGGGCGTAGGAATTGCAGCAGTAAAAAGCAACGAGTACAAGAAACTTCTTAAGTTAAACGACCCTAGAGTAAGAGCCTCTTTTACCAAGATTAAAAAGAACACATTTGAAGAATTAGGTGTGGGTAAAGGACGCATCAGAGCCGAAGTTCTGTACGAAGATGAGGACTACTTCTTTCAGGTAGACTGCCACACCCACTTCTCTCAGGATTGGGATGAGTTCATGATAACTCTTTACGAAGAGGCTAAGGTGGCAGCTAACAGCGACAAAGTGGTTATGACTAACTACATTGGGACTTACAAGTACCACCCAGAGCGTAAGCCTATGCAAAACATGGAGCGTACCGCCTACCCTTTTTACGAGCCTGGCAGTCTGTGGGTAATGGCCATTCCTAAGTGGGGCGACTACCCACTAGGAGAAGACAACCCAGACAAGTTCTACCCAGCGGTGAAGTTTAACGCCGCTTGTGCTTTTGGTGACAGACAGTTTGGTAGGAACACCGGGTCTAGCCCAGACAGAATGTTTTACGATGAAGAAGTGGCTTACTCCGTAGAGTTGTACGACATGGGGTTTTCTTTGGTGTTTCCTAACCTAAAGTGGTTCCCAATCACCCACCTAAACGGTGATGACCGAAACAAGTACGGAGGTAAGCGCACGTTTGTAACCGAGTACTTAAAGCCGTCTCTGAGGAATGAGTTTGATGTTCGACAGATTGCTGGGTATAAAGCATACGTCAACAATCCCGCAAATCGAGAGAAAATAAAGAACTACGAGCGTTACGCAAAGATAAGCTTGAAACATGGAGCAGCCGCTGGTGGGTACATTCCTAAGGAGTATAGAGTAGATGAATAGGCCTTCACGACCTTGGGATTTGTTTAACAAGAACATCGGTAGAGTTACAGAAGAAATAGCAAGCAGAAGAATGGCGATTTGCAAAGATTGTGAGTTCTTTGTTTCCCTGACCCAGCAGTGCCTAAAGTGCGGGTGCATTATGCCTGCAAAAACTAAACTGCCTAACTCCGAGTGCCCAGTGCACAAATGGGGTGCAGAAGAACTAGGCGATGTTGGATTCAAGGAGGAAAATAATGGATAAGGTTCACTTGATGCATGGAGACGCCCGAAAGCTGGCTCTTCCTGACAACTCTGTTGATTTGGTAATCACTCACCCGCCATACTTTGGGGTGGATGTCAAACGATACGGTGGGGATGCTGACGAGCAGATAAACTCTGGCAGCGATAAAAAGATGTTGAAACTACTGCTGCAGTCTGTACTTGAGATTCAGCGAGTACTTAAGCCTAGCGGAAGCTTCTTCATTGCAAACGGCCCGAACAACCACATAGACATCAGGCTAGTCTTAGAAATTGTAAACAAGTCAAAATTTAGGCACGTAGAGAAGATTATCCAGAATAGTTATGGCGAAGACCCGACTATGGACTACACCTTAGTTGAAAAGATTGCTGACAGCGCCCTGACTACTTGGCACCACTTCGCCTTTCCTACGGACCTTTATCACAATCCGTTTGTAGTTAGAAAGTACAACAATCCGGTTTGGAATTTACCGTTTAACAACATGAACGACCCAGTAGACTTGGCTTTATCGTCTAGGTTCCCGGTCATTGACGCTATGAACAAAGAAGTACCCAAAAGGCTAATAGAGATGTTTTCCAAAAAAGGAGACGTGGTTCTAGACCCTTTTGGTGGCTCTGCTGTGGTTGCGGTAACGGCGGCTGAGCTGGGTAGAGTTGGAATTTCTAATGACATCTCTGAAGACCAGCTGGTAGCAGCCAAAGAACGTATGAAGTTAACATTTGGAGAATAATGAAAGTTGCGGTGTACACAATTGCTAAAAATGAAGAACAGTTTGTTGAACGATGGGCCGAAAGTGCGAAAGAGGCGGATTATCGATTCATTCTTGACACTGGCTCAAGTGACGGCACAGTCGCTAGAGCGGCTGCACTGGGTGTTAGTGTTGCCACTGGTAGTATTAACCCTTGGCGCTTTGACGATGCTAGGAATATTTCTTTGGGGCTTCTCCCTGATGATATCGATATTTGTGTTGCTTTGGACATGGATGAAGTCCTGGTTGAAGGCTGGCGTGAACATCTTGAGCAAATTAAGCCAGAAACTACTCGTCCTCGCTATCAGTACACCTGGTCTTGGAACGGTGATGAGCCTGGTCTTCAATACGGCGGAGATAAAATCCACAGAAGACACGGATACCGCTGGAAGCACCCCGTCCACGAAGTAATCGTTGCTGACCGTATCCAAGAAGTTCAGGAGTGGATTGGGCTAGAAATCCACCATCATCCAGACCCTACTAAGAGTCGTGGACAGTACTTCCCTCTTTTAGAACTTGCTGTCGCTGAGGACCCTACTGACGACCGTAACCAGTACTACCTGGCTCGGGAGTACTTCTTCAACCGAATGTACGATAAAGCCGCTGACATGTTCAAGCGTCATTTACAAAACCCTAAAGCTACATGGGGCCCAGAACGGGCCGCATCCTGCAGGTATCTTGCTAAGTGTTTGCCAGACCTTGCTCATCTTTATCTGGAACAGGCAGCCGATGAAGCCCCTGGCCGTCGTGAAGCCTTGGTTGAGATGGCCCAATACTTGTATGGTAAACAGGATTGGGCTAACTGCTTGCGCTACGCCCTACAGGCAATCGACATCGTGGATAAACCACTCGACTATCTTTGCGAAGAGTTTGCTTGGGGAGATTTACCTTACGACCTTGGGGCACTAGCCCACTACTACCTGGGAAACAAAAAAGAAGCAATTGCTTGGGGTGAAAAAGCCCTAGAACTAAACCCAACTGACAAACGGTTAGCCCGTAATTTGGAATTCTACAGGGCATAATTGATAGATACGGAGGTTCCCCCATGCCTGGTTCTATCAAAATTAGCGACACCTATAAGGTCGCTGATTCTGCCTACGTAAAAGTTTCTGGAACGTGGAAAGCTGCCAAAAAAGGTTATGTAAAAGTAGACGGCGTATGGAAAGAGTGGTTTTCTGCCGTCATCAAAGACGACTTTACCAGGACTGACGCCAGCTCTTTGGGAACTACCTCTAATTTAGTTGCTTCTTGGACTGCTACTTCTGGCAGCTGGGCAATCTCTAGCAACAAAGCTACTACCAGCACAAGTGCGTCAAGTTATCCTTTGGCTACATTAGACGCTGTGTCAGAGTTGACTGACGTGGATGCCCGAGTGGATGTTCCTACAGGCGCAGGTCCTGGAGTTGCATTTTGGGTCACTGACTCAAGCAACTGGTGGGCTGCAGTTACATCCGCCACTTCTACGACCTCTTACAGTTGCCCAAGCGGCGGTATTTTGAGCGGGACTACCTGCACCACTACGTCTACTACATACTCTCCAGCAGTGGTTACAAATGACGGTGTTTACACTGCTGCGTACTACAGTTACGAGCCGTCTTTGCTCTACACTTACCAAGGCTGGGAGCCTACTGGAGAATCTTGTGGCCCTCAATGCCAGGCAGTTGGTGGTTCGTGTATCAACAACACCTGCCAGACTCCGGCAACTCTTTATGCGTGCTCTGGTGGCGCTACTTATTTGATTTACAACGGAGAACCTAACTGCCGAGTACTCAACGGCTCTACTTGCACTTCGGGTGGAAGCGACCCGTGTAGAACCATTTCAACGTATCCTACTTGCCCTGACAGTGGCACAAGAAATGGGGACTACTGTACTGCAACAATCACCTATGACGCTACAGAGACTGTCACTGGCTCTTACAACACCCGTATCCTAAAGAATACTTCGGGAACAGTAGCCGCTGTAGCCACGTACTCTCATTCAGCAGCAGTGCGTAGCATTAAAGTAGTTACATCAAACGACAACATCACAGTCAGTGCCTACGGAGCCGCAGGACAAGACATCCTGTTAAACAGCAACACTTACGCCGCTACAACCCCGACCAAAACGTCTAAGGCAGGGATACTAGTTGCGCCATCAAGCTACTCACAAAGCGCAACCCTAGACAACTTCTATCTCAAGTAGGACTAATGGAACAAAAAGAAGAGCAGATTAAAGACCCTAAGGTCCGTTATGAAATTTGCAAGAACTGTGAAAAGTTTTTTAAACCAACCCGTCAATGCCGAGAATGCATGTGCTTTATGAACGTAAAGACAAAGGTGCATGATGCAACGTGCCCTCTAGGAAAGTGGTAATAATGGAGTATAAATTCGTAACAACATTTCAAGGACCAGTAGTTCAAGGTGAGGATGAAATCCTTTTCTTTAACCAGTTTGGCCAGCTTCTGGACTACGTAGATGAAGACCCTGAGTTTCTTGCAAAAGCCAAAGCGTACGTTGCAGACGAACTAATGGAGTACGCAGCAAATGTAGCAAACAGCCTGACTATCCCGGTTGTAGGCGGAGACCAAACTCCTGCTTTGTACGGATTTATTAGCGCCGTTGGGCACCTAAAGCAGTTTGAGCACAACTACCTGCACAGCGTAGGTAAGGCTAACTAGGAGACTTTATGCGTGGTGGAAAAGAAAGCGGAGACCGTAATTCCAGATTTGACATGGATTACGAAGCTTTCTCTATGTACGAAGGTATGGCCGAAGAACTCGGCGGCACCGTTGGTGTCGAAGTTGACTGGTTCCGTTGGCAAGATTACTACCTAGAAGAAAACTACAACGACATTGTAGACGAGATTTATGACGTGTCTTCTAGCGTTGCCGGTAAAGGTCGTCGATGGATGCTCCCGTTCAAGTTTCCGGTTATGATGGCGCAGTTTGTTCGTGGTACCAACATCATGAACGAACGTGGTTTCTACGTTGCCGACACCTTACGTTTGGTAATGAACGTAGGCGATGTGCAGCGTTTGCTACCGTCTTTGATTACAGACTCAAACAACCACATTAAGGACCGTGTCCTTTACCGTGGCGAAGTGTTCGTTCCTACTCGTGTTTTGCCTCGTGGTTCGTTCGGCTACCGTTGGTCGGTAGTTACCGTGGACCTAAACCAGGTAAACCCAGAAGAGCTTGTAAACGACCCTCAGTTCCAGCGGTACGCCTTGGCCGCAACAAATGAACCACGAATCAGTGGCTATGGCGCAGGCGGCTATAGCTCAGGACCTTACGGAGCGTAAGAATGGCACTTGTAAAACCTACCAATGGACAGACCGGCTGGGGCGACGTCCTCAACACTGCTTTGGATTACCTAGACACCAACACCCTCAAGCCAAGCACTAGAAACCCCGTTGTTTCAACAAGCACGGACATCGCCCTTACCTTGGCTGATGCGGGAACTTTTATCGTTGTAACTAAAGACGAGAATAACTATAACCAGGATTTTGTTGTACCTGCTAACGCTGCTGTGGCGTTTCCTATTGGTACAGTGATTACCTTTGTGACTATAGACGCAACCATTATGATGCGTGAACAAACCCATGACGCCTCTGAGACTCGCTCTAATGTTTACGGCGAAGGAAATGGCACAAGCACCAACTACATGGGCTCTACAGGAACGTGCGTTACCCGCCTGATTAAGATTGCTACTAATGACTGGATTCTTACAGGCAACAGCATTTGGTACGACTAATGCCGTTTAAGTCACAAGCCCAACGTGCCTGGATGTATGCTAATAATCCAGGGATGGCCAAGGAGTGGGAAGACCATACTCCTAAAGGAAAACTACCCAAGAAGGTGAAGAATGGCAAGAGAACACAAAGCCGTAACAAACGAAAAGAATCCTAAAGACCACATTGGTCGTGGACCTAAGAAGGTCAATGACAAGGTTCACAAAGGCGCTGTTCCTAAGAACCCTGCCCGCCAGCCTGCTATGAAGCGTCCTAGAAAAATTGAAACTCCTGGAAAGGGAAAGTAATGTCTGAACACAAGAAGAAGCACCACGGTAAGGCTAAGGACCCACGTCTAGCTCGTGCGGGTGTGACGGGCTACAACAAGCCTAAGGCTACTCCAGGAGCGAAGAAGTCGCACGTGGTTGTGGCTAAAGAAGGCGACCAAATTAAGACCATTCGTTTTGGTCAGCAAGGCGTTAAGGGCTCCCCTAAAAAAGAAGGTGAGTCTGAGTCTTATCGTAAGCGCCGTGAGTCATTCAAGGCACGTCACGCCAAGAACATTGCTAAGGGAAAGATGTCAGCAGCTTACTGGGCTGACAAGGTGAAGTGGTAATGCCTGCCGCTAAAAAATCAAAGTCTAAGGTAAACGAGGCAGGTAACTACACCAAGCCTGGTCTGCGTAAGCAGTTGTTTAACAAGATTAAGGCTGGAACCAAGGGTGGAGACCCAGGCGAGTGGTCTGCCCGTAAGGCCCAACTTTTGGCTTCTGAATACAAGAAGGCTGGCGGAGGCTACAAGAACTAATGCCTAAAGCAAAATCGCAGAAGTCCCTGGATAAGTGGACTAAGGAAGAGTGGGGAACCTCAGACGGAAAGCCGTCTAAGGGCAAAAAGCGCTACCTTCCTAAGGAAGCTTGGAAAGACCTGACGCCTGCAGAGAAGGCCGCTACTAACAGGGCTAAAGCTAAAGGAAATAAAAAGGGCAAGCAGTTTGTCCCACAACCTAAAAAGATTGCAGAAAAGGCAGCGAGGCACCGCTAATGGCTGAAGTAAAGATTGGTACCCGTAAGAAGTTTGGCCCGTATAAGGGCTCTAAGCAAAACGGTGGCCGTGAGATTTACGTCTGGAAAGTTAAGACTAAGGACGGTTGGCGTACTGAGTCTAAGAACAAGGCTCGTGAAGACTACGAGCAGCACACCGGCCGCAAGTTGTCTAAGGACACTGACGTAGACCACAAAGACAACAACAAGAAGAACGACTCTAAGAGCAACCTTCGGGCTATGAGCCACAAGAAAAATGTTGGCAAAGAAAACAAGCGTAGGGCGGGTAAGTAATGGCTAGAGTCACTAGGATTAAGACATCGCCTGACACCTTGCTCCCTAAGGGCGAGGGGTGGCGCAGAATCACTGCCCCTATGGCGGTCAAGCGTAAGCGTCAGTCTGCTGAACAAGACTTGCTTAAGGCCAAGGGAAGTGGCAATGAAGGGGCTATTGCTAGTTCTCAGGCTAAGTTAGACAAGCTTCGACTTGCTGAGAAGCAACTCAAAGAGAACAGAAAGTGGTAAAGTAATGTGTAACGGAAACTGCACATGCGGTAAAGAACAGAAGGAGCCAACTAATGGCTATTAAAAAAGTACCGACCCGACTGGCAAACGCAGCGGTAAAAAAGAAAATAGACGAGGGATTAGCTAAAGAGGGTATAGGGAAGTACGCTCCTAAGCCTGCTCCTAAGGGAAGCTCTGCCGAATCAGGCATGGGCAAAAAGGTTGCTAAAGGTAAGAAGTACAGCGGAATTAAGAGAGGCAAATAATGGCTGTTAATTTGAAGAAACCAGTTAATCTAAAGAAGCCAGCAGCTAAGCCTGCCGCCAAGCCAGCTGCTAAACCAGTCGCTAAGCCAGCAAAAAAGACTCTTGGTCAGACCACTTTGGGTCGCAAGGTCAAGGCAGAGGTCACCGACCTTAAAGCACGCATCAAGGGTGCTCCTCCAGTAATGAACCCGCATGCAGACCCTAAAGACACAAGCAGGCGAGCAAAGAACTACCGACCAAAGACAGGCAGATAAACAATGGCTAAGCCAGCATTCCTAAAAGGTAAGTACACCGAGGAAAAAGACAAGAAAAAAGACGCCAAAATGACCAAGGGCTTGACTCCTGCTGAGAAGCGTGAGTTCGAGAAGAAGGACAAAGAGCACGGCGACAAGAAGAAGCCTAAGACCATGGCTGAAGACAAGAAGATTGACGCCAAGATTATCAAGGGCATCAAGAAGCACTCTGCTCACGAAAAGGCTGAAGGCAAGAAGGGCGAGAAGGCTGAAAACAAGCGTGAAGCCAAGAAGTGCTCATGCGGAAAATGCGCACACTGCAAGTCTAAAAAGAAGTAATCCAACACAAACATCAGAGGCCCTTGGCAACAGGGGCCTCTTTTGCTACCCTGTACCCATGCGCCATAAGATTACCAACGTTGACCCAGAGGCTATGATTGGGGACTGTACCCTTTGTGGATTGCAGGTAGCCCTACGCCCTAGCGGCAATGTAAAGCCTGACGGAACCCCCTACTGGCGCTGTAAGCACGCTTTTAAGACTAGCCAGAAAGCCACCGAGCGCCCTTGGGTGTTCCATAAAGGGGAGCTTTGCGAGTGGTGCGGCTTCATCCCAGAACACTCAGTCCAGCTTTGCGTGGACCACATTGATGGCGATAAGAAGAACAACGACCCGTCTAATTACCAGACTTTGTGCCATAACTGCCACTCTCTGAAGACGCACCAGAACAACGACTACTTAAAGAAGTAGACATTTAGCGTTTAATCCTCTCCAATAATCCTTATCCTTAAGGTATGGAATTCCGTGCGGGATTCCCTCTACGTATGTAGCTTGCACCTGAAAAGGATTTTGCTGATGAGTTCCAACTTCAACCCTTGGTGGAAACGAGTTAACGACTACCTCGTGTTCCAAGAAAAGGAAGAGTTTCTTCGTGGTGTTGGGGGCTACCGCCCTAATAACCGCCAGGAAGCGATGTTTGGGCAACTAGTCTCAGGCTATGTGCGGAACACATTCCAGCAGCCAAAATCCCATTCAGGTAAGAAGCCTTGAGAAGCATACTTAATAACCTTCACAGCGCCGCTCACGACACCGCCCAGTTTATGGAAGGTGAGATTCGTAAGAGCGCCATTTCGCATGGCTGGGACCAAAAGGTTGTAGACAACCTCCACGTGCGTTTTCACGACAATAAGTTCAACGTGTACGTTCACGACAAGTACATGGGCGACGCCCTTACCCACGAGTTTGGCAACGAGTCTAAGCGCCCAACTGCTACTATCCGCAAGTACAACAACAACCCTGCGGGTGCAGGCTCTAAGTTTGTAGAGAGTCTTGGCAAGCACATGGGAGGTAAGAAGTGACCTTTCTTCTATCAGAAGACAAAGCTCTTCGTGACGCACTTCTAGGCATGGTTGTGCACGACCAAAAGGCTGACGGTCAAGACACAGACCGTGCTGTTCGTGTGTACTTTGGTCAGCCTGACCAAGAGTTGACCCCACAGCTTTACCCTTACGTCACTATTGACATGATTGACATCATGCGTGACCCTGAGCGTGAAATGCGTGGATGGACCGGCAAAGACTATTTGTCTCCGGATGGCTTGACTGCGGACCAGCGATTTGAAGTTGACATTCCTATTCCGGTAAACATTGACTACCAAGTAACGGTGTACAGCCGTCACCCACGCCACGACCGTGAGCTACTTACTCAGATTAACTTTCAAAAACTACCTCAAAGATTTGGCATCCTAAAGTTGGACGATGGAACTGTCCGACGCATGGATGTCATGGGTGTCTCAAAACGAGACGCCACTGAACAGGCAAAGCGCCTATTCATAAACGCTATTACTGTACGAGTCTCTAGCGAGGTCTCTCAAGGTACCCTGCGTACGCTATACAAGGTACAAGAAGTACACCTAGACGAACCTAACGCCACAGATGCTGGCGGAAGGCCAGGAGACCCTGACTTTATTGGTTCAGGAACGTTTACTACTACCGCAATATAATTCGGCCCCCATACTTTAACAATCAACCTAGTTAGGAGACAACGATGACTTACAGTCGTCCAGGCGTTTACATTACTGAACGTCTACTTCCTGCTCCTGTCGCTGTATCAGGCACCGCAAACGCTGCGGGTGCTGCTTTTGGTACATTTGCACAAGGACCAGAAACCGTGACCTTGGTCACATCATGGTACGACTTCGTAAAGAAGTTTGGTGGATACGACGTTACCCACCCAGCTACTTTTGGAGTTGGCCAGTTCTTCCAGAATGGCGGAAGCGAACTTTACGTTCGCCGTGTTCTACACTCAGACGCTGTAGCTGCTGACGTAGACATCCCTAAGGCAGTAAGCGGAACCATTGGTACCATTACTGCTAAGAACAAGGGCGCTGACGGAAACAACCTACGTGTCCAGATTACTGCTGCTGCTGTCTCAGGTTACTTCAACGTAACTGTTTACAAGGAGACTGTGTCAGGAACTGGAAGCGACGTAACCAACGACATCGTTCTTGAGCAGTTCTCAAACGTTGTGTTTAACAACTCAACTTCAAGTGACTTCGCTCCTACCGTTATCGGTTACTCGTCGTCGTACATCACCATGACCCTTAGCGATACTGCAAACGCACCTACCAACGCAGTCCTACCACTAACCAGTGGTTCAAACGGAACTGCTGCGGACGTAGACGACTACTCTGACGTTATTGCTGACTTCTCGGCTGTTGACCGCCCACTGGTGTTGTTCGCTCCGGAACTGTTCTCAGTACTTAGCGACGCAGACGCTGAAACCGTGCAGGGAGAGATGATTGCTTGGGCAGATGCTAACAACGGCTTTGCTGTTCTAGACACCGCTCCTGACCTTTCTGTTTCAGACGCAGTTACTTACGCAGGTGGCCTTACCGCTTCTGCAAACGCAGCTGTCTACTTCCCGAACATTTTTGTTCAGGACCCGCTAGGCCGCAGCTCACAGTCGCTACGTAAGTCAGGTCCTTCGGCAGCAATTGCTGGACTCTACATTCAGACTGACCGCCAGACTGGTCCTTTCAAGGCTCCTGCTGGTATTCAGGCAACTGTACGTGGAGCTATCGCTTTGGAGAAGGCGTTCACTTCTGCAGAGCTAGACAGCCTAAATGCAGCCGCTAAGCCGCTAAACGCTTTGCGTAACTTGCCTGGTGCTGGAATCGTGTCTATGGGTGCTCGCACTCTTAAGCAGGATGGAACCGCTAACCGTTACGTCAACATGCGCCGCAGCTTGATTTACATCAAGAAGCAGCTCAACGACCTAACTCAGTTTGCACTCTTCGAGAACAACGACGAAAAGTTGTGGGCACGTCTCCGCACTAGCCTGACTGTGTTCTTGAACGACTACCGCAACGCAGGAGGTCTCCGTGGCGCAACTTCAGCGGACGCATTCTTCGTTAAGGTAGACGCTGAAAACAACACTGCGGACAGCATCGCTCTTGGTGAAGTCCACATTGAAGTCGGTGTTGCTCTTGAGTACCCTACTGAGTTTGTGGTCATTAGCCTCAGCCAGAAGACCTCGAACTAATCGAAGGAGAAGGAATAAATGCCTACTATCATTAACAATCGTTCGTCAATTGCGACCGACCCAATCAGAAACTTTAGGTTCCTGGTTACTTTCAAGCCACTGAAGCCTAGCGACGCTGGTGCTGATTGGTACGCTAATGTCCCTAAGGGCATTACCGTTGGATTCACTTCGGTTTCGGGTCTGTCAGTGACTACTGACTCAATCCCTTACCGTGAAGGTGGGTACAACACCACTGTTCACCAGATTCCTGGTCAGACCACTTTCGCCCCTATCACCTTGCAGCGTGGTGTCGTTCTCGGTACTAAGCAGCACTGGGACTGGATGCGTAAGTTGTTTGCTACCGTTCAGGGTGGTTCTGCTGGCACTCAGGCACAGAACTTCCGTGCTGACCTAGAGATTCAGGTGCTATCGCACCCAATCGCTGGTTCAGGCGCTGACAACGGAACTAACACCTCTGCCGATGACCACGTAGCTATGCGTTTCCAGGTATACAACTGCTGGCCAACCTCAGTTGCTTACTCAGACCTAAACGCTGGTGACAACGCTATTTTGGTAGAGCAGCTAACTCTCGTACACGAAGGCTTCGACATCAAGTGGGCAGCGGACGAGAACACCACTGCAGCATCATTCGACGCTTAATAACAAGGACAAATAAATGACTACAAATTCTCTAAACGCAGCGGTAAACCCTGCGATGGCAAACAATTTGATTGCACAAGCAACTGCTGAACCAGAAACAACCGTTCAACCAGCTGCTATCACTCCTCCTTCGGAAACCTTGGTGACTCTCCCTGGCGGCTACGTAAGTTCCGCTGGGGAGGTCGTCAAGACCGCAGAGGTTCGAGAGCTAACAGGTAGGGACGAAGAAGTAATCACTAAGGCGTCTAGCCTTAGCAAAGCTTTCCCTACCATCTTGAACCGTGGAGTAGTTTCAGTAGGTAAAGAAAAGGCTACTGAAGAAATCTTGGACAAGATGCTAGCGGGTGACCGTGACGCTCTTCTTGTTGGGATTTACAAAGCAACGTTTGGGCCTCACGCCACGCTTATTTGTTGGTGCTCTGGTTGCAACGACAGCAAAGAAGTCGAGGTAGATGTCGACACTGACATCAAGTCAAAGGTTCTTGTAGACCCAGTGACTGACCGACGCTTTACAGTGTTTGGCAAAGACAAAGAGTTCCTAGTGCAGCTTCCTACTGGGTACACTCAGAAGGAAATTACGGCTAATACTGACAAGACCATGGCTGAACTTCAGACCATTCTTCTTGAACAGACTGTCTTGGAGATTGATGGAAGCCCTGTCATCAGCAAGACTCAGATTCAGAACTTGGGCATCATGGACCGCCGCAAGATTGGTGAAGAACTATCTAAGCGTGCCCCGGGCCCACAGTTTGACGATGTAACTATTGACTGCCCTGATTGTGGTGGAAAGGTAGTGGTTCCGATTACTCTCGGAGCTTTGTTTCAATTCTAGTGTTTTAAATTACAACTCTCTTTTTAGAGAATGGCATTTAATCGCTGAGCTACACGGGTGGCCGCTTGAAGAAATCAAGCAGTTGAGCCCAAGAGAACGTACTAACTGGCTAGAGATGGCTAGGGAGTTTGGAAAGATTTAAGGATGTGTCATGGCTAAAGACCCACTTAGCGAAATTGCTGGCTTAACTAAAGCCGTGGAGAAACTCGGTCTTCAAGCTGAGAAGACCATGGGCATCCTTGGCGGCTCTGCTATCGGCATGGGCAAAGCCAACATTCTCTCTAGCTCTCTAGGGGCTATTGGCGGCATGGTTTCTGGCGGCTTCAGTATGATGCCGGATGTTGCTGGGACTGTTGCTCGTGCTGGTGGGTACTACAATTCCTCAAGAATGATGGGCGGCATTAACCGCCAGCGTCTTTCTCAAGCCACCTTTAGTGGACTTGCCGGTGGGCTGAGCTCGGTTGGCGTAGACGCCATGGTTGCCCAGAACCTTTCTAACATGGGCGTTAATTTCAGCTCAGCAGCAGGTAGCCAGTACATGAACGTGGTTCGTGGTGCAGGTAACGCCACTAAGTACCTGAACATGGAAACCGATAAAGCTGCGGTTGCCATTGCAGGCATGAACACGGGCGCTACTTCAGCCATGATGATGCGTAACTTTGGCATATCTACTTCTGATGCCCGCACAGGTAAGGCTTTTACTCAAGCACAAATCTTTGAACAGTTGGCTCAACGAGTCACCGCTGGTCGAGGCAAGGCAACTGTAGAACAAACTCGTGATTCTCTTTACCGTGGTGCTCTAGGTGCCACAATTAAAGCGTCTGGTTTGAGCGAAGACCAGCAGGCGATGTTCTCTCAATACATGATTGAACGTGCTAAGGGCAACACCATGGACTTGTCTGACCCCAAGGCTATGGACAAGATTCGTGCGTCGATGGCGGCTGCTGGTAACGACAACCCGTTTAACGCTGCTTACCAAATTAACTCTTCGACTACTGGTGCGCAAAGCAAAGCGGAGTCGCAGTACCTTGCCGGACTACAAACTGCTGCAGACCACCTAGACACCCTGAACGCTATTTCTGGTGACCTTGCAGCTACATTTGGCTCTCTAAACTCCTACGCTGCCGCTTTGGCAGGAAGTCAAGTTGGTGGTGGGGCATTGTCTGCTGCTGGGTCTTTGGTTTCTGGTGCGGCCAGTATCGGTGGCTCAATGTTAACCATGAGCGCAATTAATAAACTTGCTGGTGGTGGTGGAAAGGGTTTTGGTTCCGTAGCAAAAAACATAGGAGTAAAAGGGTTCGGTATTGCGGGAGGAACTATTGGCCTAGGAATGTCAGCTGCAAGTGCCTACTCCAAAGGGCAAAGCGGTGAAGCAATGGACGCTATGGACTTTGGTAGTGCTGCACTTTCTGGTGCAATGCTCGGTGGAACAATCGGTTCTTTCTTTGGGCCAGGAGTTGGTACTCTGGTCGGTGCTGGTGTTGGTGCTTTAGGTGGTCTAGCGGTTGCCGGAATCTCAAACATGGTAGGTGCAGGTGGTGACTCTAGCACTATTGGCCTAGGTACTAGCAACGGAACTGGTGGGCTGAAACTTATGGCCCCTACTAAAGGAGCTATTACTGCCCACTTTGGACAAAAAGGCGGGCTGTGGGGAAGCCAAGGGCACCACGGAATTGACTATGGAGTTTCTGAAGGAACTCCAGTTGTGGCAGCGGCAGACGGAACCGTATCGTACAACGACAGTGGGGCGCTTGGAAACGTAGTACGAGTTAGCCACGCAGAAAACTTTGCTACTCAGTACGCTCACCTAAGTCGTAAAGTAGCCCCAGCGGGCTCTACCGTAAAGCAAGGTGACATCATTGCTTACTCTGGAAACACTGGCACACAGACCTCTGGTGCTCACCTTCACTTTGAACTTTGGCAGGGAGGCGCACGAATTAACCCTGCACCTTACCTAGGAATCGGATTTACCGCTTCTGCTTTGCAGGCGTCTACATGGGGAGAGACCGGAAACTCATTGTTCGCTCCTGGTTCGGCACCAGCTCCTGACCTAGTTAGCGCAGGTACTTCTGGAGTCAAGGGTGGGGCTCAAGTTTCAGCTGTCCAAGTGAACTCTTCAGCAGCAGCTGCATCAAGCGCAGTTAGCTCAGCCACTTCTAATGTCGGAGGAGCTTACGGACAAATTACTGGCCGCAGCATGGGAAGCAGGTACTTGTCAAATGTACGTGGTGCTTCTGAAGGTATGCTCAACGTAACTCAAGACGGCCCAGTAAACGTCCACCAAGGAGAAGCAATTCTTCCTGCGGATGTGGCAAAAGATTACCGTAAAGACAAGGTGTTTGGCGGCAAAAAAGCCGGAAATAATGTAACTATTAACCTAACAATTGGTCAGGCGTCTGAGTCTGAAGCACGTAAGTTTGCGAAACGGGTTAAAGAGTACCTTGAAGAAGACAACCGTATCCACAGCATGGGAGCCTCATAATGGGTAGTAGAAATGATGGTAGTAGTCTAAGGCTTGACTCTAGAGACAAGGCCGTAGCCAGAGTAGTTAGTGGTACTAGGACCGACACGCCTACTCCAAAGTACATAGTCGATAGGCTTACTACTAGAAAAATTCTTTTAGAAGGTGAGATAGCCGACATTAAACGAAGCATTATAAAAAATGAAATCGTTAAGTCGTCTCCGTCGTCTACTTCTGGAGACAAAATTATTGCCGATTTCAATCTTGACGCTTTACTTTCAAGACTTAAAAGCCGCAGTAGTTCTTTAGCAATAGTCACTTCACAACTACAGGCCAACACTCCCAAGCCTACTACTACGACCACTACCACTGGGGCTGGAAATAAAAACCAAAAACCTGTTGTTCCACCTAAACCTCCTGTGGACACCAAGCTCCGATACAATGTTGGGTCAGTTGATGAGGCGTACTTTACTTCTAGGTCGGAATTTCTTTTAGAAAAAGCCAACACTACTACGCTCGGAAGCGCAGTAGAAAACAACAAGCCAAACATTGGCTTGACTTCTGCCCTTGAACTTTGGGCTAACGGCAAGTCGAGTAAAGGCATGTTTATTACTTGGAAAGACCTATCGACTGGATTTAAGCCAGAAGATGCTGACAAAGGATTGCTGGGCACCAATGAGGCGCTGCCTCCACACGCTTTTAGGTTTCAGTACAACCCGGGAAGCATCAGCATGGCTTACGCTGGAACCCCATTGGTTGACCCTAACTTTGAGGCTTCGGGCCAGGATAACTTTAACCTAGTTGGTACTGGTGTAACTCAAAGTACTATTCAATTTCAACTTTTGATAAATCGTATGTATGACATGAAGCACTACTGGCGTGAAGACGAGGTTGGCGGTGGTGCCCCAGGAACTTTGAGACCAGAGTCTAGAAATGCATACGGACTAGAAAAAGCTATTTTAGATGAAAAAACTCAAAAAGCAATTTACAACATGGGCACCATGTACGACCTAGAGTTTCTTCTACGAACTATCATGGGCTACACCATGAAGAGCTCTCTACGTGACTATAGCTTCTTGGGAGGCGGAACTGCAGACATGGGCTTCCTAGGAGCCCGTCCAGTAGAACTGCACTTAGGTAAAAACATGCGCTACCTAGTATTTATTACTGGAATAAACGTAGAGCACGTTATTTTTGACAACCGCATGGTTCCTTTGTTTAGCAACGTAGCCATTACTTGCAGCCGCCTACCAGACTACCAGAGCACTAACCCGGCACCAGCGGGCACCGTGACTCCACTACTAACCCCAGGAAGCGTTGGGTCTGAAGACTACAGAAGGAGCCAGAACAGAAAATGATTTTTGTAGATAGCAGATACGCTACGGGAAACATTATTGCAATAGAAACTAATGCAGGGCCGTCTATTGCTGTTCTTCGTACATTTCCTACAGATTCATCACGGTACTACACCTACACCTGGCGAGAGAAAGACCGAATTGATTTAGTAGCAAACAGTCTTCTTGGAAGCCCATCTTTATGGTGGAGAATTATGGACTTTAACCCGGAAGTAATTAGCCCGTTCTCAATTCCTGCAGGCACTCCTCTTAGGATTCCAGTTGACTGATAGCCCTAACATTGTTGAAGCAGGAAAATACCGCAGAAGTACTTCTATCTCTGTGGAGTTCCCTACTATACCGTCTTTAGGCAAAATACCAAGACGAGCAGACCTGTACCAGAAACAAAACCATCATGACGTGTTGGTTCTTGAGTACCCTGTGCCAAGCACGGTTTGGGCGAACACTCTGAAGACCGGAGTGCCTATGGTGTTTAGATGGTCGCAAGGTACGCATCGCAATGAATGGGTGGGGTATGTATCTTACGTCTCTGTCAGTAACAAGACAGGCCGTGAGAAAACCATGCAGGTTCATTGTGTGGCGTCCTCCTACCCTCTTAAGCAAAAAGTTACTAAGGTATTTAAAAACAAGACTATTCCTCAAGCAGTCGCAGAGCTAGTTCGTCCATACGGATTTAGTTTTGTAGGAGACAGCCACGCACGAAAGTTTGACCAACTAGTAGTTTCTGGGCACTCTATTTGGGAATGGATTCAAGAGCAAGCAAAACTTATTGGCTTTGCGGTAGTGGTAGAGGGCACCACTTTTTACTTTAAAAAACTAGACAATCTTATAGACACCAAGTCTAGTTCTGCCCCAGTTCTAAACTTCTTCAACACCGACCAACCAATGAACTCTCAAGCTATTGACCGCACTTTGGACTCTCTTCAAGTTTTACGAGGAGAGCACATCGAGGGCCAGGCCGTAAACAGAACTAATAAGGTAGTGAGTGGCGTAGACCCTGTTACCGGTAAAATTTTTAAAAGTAAGAAGACCCCTAATCGTTCTGGCAAAGCGTTGCGCAGTTCTGTTAACGACGTTCTTTTTGACGAATACCAAACGGGTCAAGTAGTTAACAGCCACACTGCAGCCGTCTCTATGGCTGAAGGAGCGGCAACGGCTGCACGCATGACTATGCCCGCTAAAATCGTGGGTCAGGGCGACCCTAGAATTCGCCCTTTTAGCCCAGTATTTATTGCTGGAACTGGAGAGGCTACTGACGGGTACTGGATTATCAAAGAAGTTCACCACATGTTCCACAAGATTGGGGACTACCAAATCGAAGCGGTGGTGGCCACAGATGGAATTGGCCGCACAAAGCAAGGTGCTCTCAGGCAAGACCCGCAGGGAGTAGTGGGGGTAGTAGACCTAAACGCTGCGTTAATTTCCAAAAAGCAAAAAAGAGCGGCTAAACAAGGCACTCGGCTAGAAGTTAAATCTCCTATAATTAAACAGGGCAACCAAGGATTTAATAGAACCCCAGCTAGATGGAAAACCAGCCCTATATCTGAAAGGAGAGGCTAATGGCTAACCAAAATATTGAGCGAGCTATCTCTCTACCTTTCTCGATTGACTCTTATGGAAACGTCTCTAGTACAAAAGACCAAACTAAAATTTGGGCGGACAAAGTACGCTCTGTAGTCGGAACCACTGTTGGAGAGCGAGTAATGCGAACAGATTTTGGTACTCAGATACCATACGCAACTTTCAATGGTAGACAGGTAGTTGCTGATGCTACAAAGCGAGAACTTTACACGGCTTTTGCTAAATTTTTACCGGCCCTTACATTGCAGGAAGTTGACGTGACTTTTAGCGAAGACACTCTTGTTTCAGCGGATGTCACCTATGCACTACCTAACCAAGAAGAAGTAACCATAACTGTTGGACTGGCGTACATCGCTGGTGACGCACCTATTTACGAGGAGTTCCTATGACGACCAACCCCGATGCACCAATCTCAGTAGACTACACAAGTCGTGACTACTACTCCTTGCGGTCGCAACTAATTACCAGGATTAATAGTAAAATCCAAGAGTGGACAGGACAAGACCCGGCTGACTTCGGTGTGGCTATGGTTGAGGCGTTTGCTTACGTAGGCGATATTGTGGCTTACTACATCGACCGTGTTGCTAACGAAGGGTTCCTTCTTACAGCCACGCAACGACAAAGCCTATTAGACTTGGCTGCTGTGTACGGCTATACCCCGACTAGTTACCAGAACGCATACGCTACGATAAAAGTTACTAACACCTCAGACTCAGACATCGTCTTGCCTGCGTTTACCCAACTATCTGGAGATGTGTCAAACAACGATGTTGTAGAGCAAGTAATCTTCACCACCCTAGTAGAACTCACTGTTCCAGCAAACGATTTTGCCGAAGTAACTGCCTACCACGGGGAGAACATTTCACAACGTGACGGCAACGAAGCGGAAGATGAGTTTGACGTAGCCGGAGAGCTCATTGGAATCTCAGACGGATTGCCACAACAAACATTCATTCTTTCAGAAAACCAAGTAGTTGACAGTTCGGTAGTTGTTTACGTAAAGACAGGCAGTATCACTAAGCCTTGGACCCGTGCAACCCACATCGCTGATTACGGACCACAGGACACCGTGTTCTCAGTGTCAACAGACGCAGACAACTACGTATACATTACATTTGGAGACGGTGTCTCTGGGGCTATCCCACCGTCTACCTCTGTCATAAAGGCAGACTACGTGGTGGGAGGCGGTGTTTCTGGAAACATACCGACAACCACTCTTGACACTATTATCAAGATTCCAGGTCTTACCGACTCACAAACGTCGGCTGTTTCTAGTTCGCTAGCAGTTGAGAACACGACCGTTGGTAGTGGAGGTATTGAGCCTGAAAGCAACACTCAGATTAGAATCAACGCACCTTTGGCGTTGGCGGCCAACAATCGTGCAGTATCTTTAACCGACTACTCAAGCATCGCACTTACTGTAAGCGAAGTAGGAAAAGCTAATGCTGAAGCAGACATCTGGTCATCGGTAAACCTTTACGTTGGTCCATCTCAAAACGATAACGACGGAGTCCTGTACCCGCTATACGACATGGTGTCTAGTGAGTTAGTTCTTAAAACCACTGAATGGGCCCCACTTAAGGCAGCGGTAGAAGAGGCGTTTGTAAATCGTACTCAGATTGGCGCTACGGTGACTGTACTTCCTCCGACCTACGTGCCATCTGCAATTGAAGTTCTTTACACGTTGGATAGCCAGGCTGTGGAGTCAGAAGTTCAGCAGGCTATTTTGACTGCGCTAACTACCGCCTACTCATACAACTACACCGACTTTGGGGCGATTATCACCCCAGAAGAGGTAGAGTCAATCATCCGTTCAATAAACGGCGTCTACAATGCCCGAGTCATAAACCTGTACAGGCTAACTGACACTGCGGCTAGAAACACCCTAGTTGGGGCAGCAAACGAAATCTTTACGTTTGAAGAAAGTAGCTTGAGTGTAACCTTGGCGTCTAGCAACGCCAACCTGAGCGCAATTACAACTAACAATGGAACTCTTTCTCCAGCGTTTACCACCAGCATTGTTAACTACAACATTACTGGAGCTACAGCGGGAAGCGCCACAATTGGTTTGACCAAGAGTAACGCCAACTCTGTTGTACGTGTCAACGGCTCATTAGTTTCAGGAAGCACTTACTCAGCCACGTTTGCTTCAGGAACCAACACCTTGACCGTAACTGTGCTGGCCGAAGACAACTACACCTCTAAGACCTACACGATTACAGCAATTGTATGATAAAAGATTCGGATGGAAAAGTTAGATTCTACGGTGTTTACCGGGGAGTAGTCGCTGACACCCGAGACCCGCTATCAAAAAACAGGATTAGAGTACAGGTTCCTCAAGTATTGTCTAGCCAAGTTACCGGATGGGCTTGGCCAATCTCATCCCCGTCTAATACGCAGGTAATTACTCCATCCGTTGGTGACGGTGTATTCATAATGTTTGAAGGAGGGGACCCATCTTTCCCCCTATGGGCAGGCCTTTTTTCTGGCACTGTCCCCCCTGCTCCACCGGATACTTCGTATACGGTATCTGGTGGCTCATTAGGTACGCAACCTACGTTTAATGGTGCCCCTTTATTTACCGGGTCTTATATAAAAACAGGTAACTTGGTGCATTTTCGAGTAGATGTGGACATGGACAATATTACTAGTTTTGGTACCGGGCAGTACTACCTTACCTTGCCCCTTCCATCAAAGTACAACTACTTTTTTAGAGACGGTTGCTTACACGACATCTCTACTGGAAACGAGTACGCCATGGGAGGGCATGTTTTAGCTGGGTCTAACCAGGTTCTCCTTAGGTCTACAAGCTCTAACGGTCAAGACGTGCCTTTTACCCACAACGTACCCGTGAACTTGTCCACTGCTGACAACTTTCACATATCGGGAACTTACACCACCGAATAGCCAGATAATAGCTTTGTTATTTGGCAAAATTAAACAAGATACTTAGGAGACATAATGGCCGCATCATACCCAACCACCAAGGTTAGCTTTACACGTAAAGTTGACCTACAAGATTTGGTGGTAGCCGCCGACATAAACACGGCTTACGACGAAATTGAGGCTATCCAAGCTACCCTTGGAGTACTTCCTTCACTTCAGGGAACTACTGAGTGGGGAACTGTCAAGGCAAGAATCGAAAACATTGAGTCTATTCTTACAACCACTATCAAGAGCAACTCGTCGTCAGTAACAAGTGGATTTGGATTCAGACGAATTAACGCATCAACCGCAGCCCCATCTTCAGGAGACGGTGCTAACGGCGATGTGTGGCTCCAGTACGTATAAGGAGCGGTAAATGCCTAAGTATAATAACGTACTCTACGCTGGTGGCTACTACGGCCAGCAGTCACGACTGTCATTCTCAGTACAGCCGTTCACTGCCACTACCATTGACTACGATAAAGTTCTTCTAACTTGGGCCTCTCTTAACAGCACTTTTAACGCAGTTAGACTCGTTCGTAACCAAGTGTCTTTCCCAGAAACTCAAGAAGACGGAGTTATTCTTTGGGAAGAAAGTGGCCTAGAAGGAGTATTCTCTAGGTCGGAGTTCGTTGACGGCTACGACAACACCCTAGATAGTGACCCTAATAACGACTACCCATTAATTGGTGGTAGATTTGCGTATTACCGCATGTGGTTGCGAAAAGATGACGGCATCTGGTACCAGGCAGGAGATGCGTCGGTAATTATCCCTAGTGACCATGGGTCTACCGCATTCGCTGGAAGTGCTAACCAAACTACCCATGAGAAATTCATGGACTTGATTCCAAAAGTATACACGACAGCAACCCAGTCGCCTTTAGACAATGTTGACCCTGAGTCGACTCTCTACACTTTTCTAAAAGGCTTTTCTCTAACACTAGACGAGTTGCTGACTTACGCTGACGCTTTAAAGCCAAACTTTTCGGGACTATCTACCCCACCAGAAATAGTCTCTTTACAAGCGTTTCAACTAGGACTTCCTTCCGAGTACGGGCTAGGACTTCGAGCAATGAAGCGTTTGGTACGTGAAGCGACATACTTGCACAACAACAAGGGAACGGCTCTTGGAGTGCAGACCCTTGCCGAAAGCCTTACTGGTTTTGCGCCAACCGTAACTCAAACTAAGAACCTAATGCTGTCTATGCAGGACAGCACATTCTACAAAAGTGTAGGAAACTGGCTTCCTGGTGGGGCGTGCACCATTTCTGTAGAAGGCTCGGTACACCACAGCATCAGCGAGACTTTGGTTGCAGATTTGACATACACCGGCAAAGTGGTTGCCTCTAGTACTAGCAGCTTTATCTCTAACGGAGAAAACAAGCCAAAAACTTTGGGCATCCCCGTGGTTGCTGGTGAAGACTACCAAGTGCTGTTCTTTGCCTTAACCTCAACTGCTAGTAGAAGTATCACCGCAAGAGTAGTTTGGTACGACTATCTAGGCGAGCCTTTAGTTGCTGACGAACAAACGTTTTCCCTTACGGCAAACACTTGGATGAAGAACGCCTCTAATTCGTGGACTGCCCCTGAGGGAGCTACTTACGCTTCTATTAGACTTGCGTTTAGCGGAGCAGCAACATATTACCTAGACATGGTTCAGTTTGCTTTGTATGAAGATTCCACCCCATCCTACGAAGAAGCTCGTGGAGTCAACGTTCTTCTTGCCCCAAGCAAAATCAACTATTTGAACAACCCGTCATTTGACACAGCAAACTCTGAGTGGACGATTGTAGATGACGGAAACACTTTAGAAGACAGCACATTCCCTTACTCGGTTGACACTTCGCAGATGTTGCAGTCAGTAACTACCACAGGGTCAACGTCATCGTACACTACTGTTACCACGGCTACTCTTCCGGTCGGAGCATTTTACACTTTCTCAATTTACGCAAAGACCACTTCTGGAACTGAGACAGTGACTCTGTCAATGTCTGCAGATGATGGTACTTTAGACGCAGTAACTGTTGAGAGTGACGACATCACCTTGACTAGCAGTTGGCAGCGATTCTACGTAAGTCTGTACGTCCCTGCGGAGTTTGCTGACACCACAGCTATTACTTGTGTACTGTCAGGAACTACTACTGGAAATACAATTGATTTGGACGGCGCTCAACTTGAGCTTGGGTATGTTCCTACCGATTACTTTGATGGAGCATTTCCTGCAGCGTATGGAGCAAGTTGGGCTGGAACTGCTGACGAGTCAATCTCATACTTGTACCCAAACAAGAGCATTAAGATTCCACGTCTGATTGCAAACATTGCAGGCTACATGCCTATTGGTACGCCATTTTCTGTGTCGACTTATGAAGGGCTTGAATACGTCGGAATTTCGTAGTACCCTGCTTGCATGGAACTATTAATTGGAACTGTTATCTCAGCCCTTGCGACAGCATTCGCTCTTGGCTTAATCGAACTCATCACGCCCGCCGGTTTTTATCGGTACATTAAGATTGCGGGCACGTATCCTTTGAATCTGGTGGCTTTCTGGTACTTGGATTTTAAGGGTTTCCCTGTTTTTGTTGCTTCGGGGGCTGCGAGTCTCCTTGCGTTGGTGGTCATTGGTGTGGTAGACAAGATGTCTCAGCCACAGCCGACTGTGGTTAATCGACGTAACTTTTAGAGGGCACTATGCAGATACCTGACGAGGTTTTAGACAAAGGTCTAAAGCCTAGCGAGTTTTATTTACTCGCCTTGATGTTTCGACACGCTAACAAATCTGGCGTTGTTGAATTAACTATGGAAGACCTGTCTGGTCTTACCGGATTGTCTCGTACAACTATTTGGCGTGACATGTCTGGTCTTGAGGATAAAGGGTTAGTTGACACCCATCGTACTAAGCGCAACCTAGGTAAGTTCTGGAAGAACAAGTACCAGCTTTTGTCTCCATGTTTCATTTCTGAAACTAAGGGGGTTGACATCGAGATTGAGGGTGTTTTACCATGTCTCACGGATGAAACATCAACAGCTGATATAGATATAACTACTGATACAGCTGATACTACTAAAGTAAAGAATACTTCGTATTCTTTAGGGGCTAGGGCCCCGAAATCGAAGGAGGTTGCTGTGGTTAATCGTTGGAAAGACGATGACGAAGGCATTGCAGGGTTTGGTTTGTTGGAGGACGAGGTTCAGGCTAAGGCTAAGCCAGTGTCGAAGAGGGACCCTAAGACTCGTCGTCAGCGACCTCAGGAGGAGTGGACTGCTGCGGATGTTGCTTCAGAGTTTTCGTCTCGGGTTTATGACAAGATTCGTGGTATCCCTGGCTTGGTGAACACCAACGCTTTGCGTGGTGCTTTGTCGGCTAACCGTTCACGGTTTGAGGTGTCAGCCACTTTGGAGATGGAACTTATGGACCGTTTCTTTGGTGACGAGCGTAACTTGTCAGCCATCAAGGGTTCGCCTAAGAAGGCTCACGGTATCTTCTTGAACTTCATTACGATGAACATTTCTCGGGTTACTGAGGACTTGGAGATGACCTCTGAGGACAAGGACGAGAATTACATTTACGCCTCGGATGGCAAACGATTTGACAAATCGATGCCTGGTAGGAGAGACTTAGCAGAGTACGAAGAAAAGCTTAGGAGGGCTTAATGAGTTACGACGTTAGTAAGTTGTCACCCAACAAGAAACACTGGTTGTTGCGTGGCGCTAACATTCCTAGCCGTTTTATCGGTTTGGAACCAAAGGACATTGCAGAGCGCACAGGTGGATTCCCCGAGGACATCGACATTTGGTTGGAGCGTGCAATCGAGGGTGAGATTATCAAGCAGGTTGGCGGCCTAGGCCGTACTGGTGTTGGGCTGTTGTTTGACGGCGGTCCTGGGTTGGGTAAGACCACCCACGCTGTGACTGCTGCTATGGAGTTTGTTCGCATGCTCCCTGAGGACGACGAGAAGGCTCGTGAAGTTCTGCAGATGAAACCTGACGACTACGGCATGAAATGCCGCCCGATTTACTACATGACTTTCCCAGAGTTTCTGAGCCGCAAGAAGATGATGTTTGATGCGGAGCCAGAGACCAAGAAGTTGATGCAGTTGGAGATGGAAGGGTTCCATGGTCGCTGCAAGGAGGACAGCCTGAATGTCCGTGTTCTAGTCTTGGATGACTTGGGCAAGGAGTACGGCTCGGAGTACGACAACACGTCATTTGACGAGGTGCTCCGTTCACGCTACGATAAGGCTTTACCGACTATCATTACTACCAACGTGAACCGTGATAACTGGAAGAAACAGTACGGTGAGGCGATGGGTAGTTTCGCCCACGAAGCATTTACCAGAGTACGTATTATTGGAGAGGACCTAAGACGAGCATGAAGAAAGAAGTAGAGATGGACATTGCCTGGAGAACAGTACAGATGTTTATCAGCGAAGACGGCGTTGCTGAAGTAGAGGTTGACGCTGAGTTCCACAAGAAAATCCGTTGTTCTTGCAAGGCGTTTGGTGTCACCGCAAAGTGCCGCCACACCAAGTTTGTGAGAGAGCGTATGGATGAAGGTGGCGGTCACTACACCGTTCAGATACCGGAAGATGTAGAGGACGACGAGGCTATCACTGCAATGGCGGACCCTACTAAGTGGCGTGCGTTTGTTATTCAGCACGGTGAGGTAGAAGTCCTTTAATGCTTAACGGAGATATTTCTAACGAGACATCTCCACGTATTATCGTGGTGGTGGATGTTGTGGCCGAGACTTACGTCCAGGACAGTCGCAAAATGATGCGTACTAGCCAGGAACGTGTGTTTAGCGGCCTCAACAACCCAGCACTATCACACCTATGGAACATCGCTTCCAAGTTCGGTCTTTCAGTTGAGTTAGCGGGTTTTGCTAACGAGCTCTGGACAGAAGAACTGCTAGATAAGATAATGGATAAACTGGAGCGTCGTGGAGGTAACCCCTTCAACTACGCTGAGCTTTACACCGACATTGATGACTTCATTGGTGAACTGCCTTACAGGACCAACCTGAAGGGCGTAATAGATTTAAGAGAAAGAGTTGCTAGGTACGGTTCCGCTGGAATCGAACTAGAGAACTTGTAGAACAACAGAGGGCAAACATGGCATACGATAACGAGTACCGCTTAGTCAGTAAGGTGATTGCTGACCGCAACATCATTCCTGTTCTTGAGCGTGGCATCAAGGACGACTGGATTGTAGACGACGACCTCCGCCGAGTGTGGAAGTTCGTTCGTGAGCACTACGCCAACTACCGTGAGGTTCCGACCGCAGTCACTGTGGTGGACAACTTCCCTAACTTTAAAGTACTTAACGTAGAAGATGCGATTGAGTACCTGATTGACACGATGGTGGCTTACCGCCGTCGCACCCTGACCCGTAACGGTATCGAGCAGGTTATCTCCAAGGTTGAGATGAACGACCACGACGGTGCCCTAAACGAGATGTCTAAGACGGTCACTATCGTCAACGACCAGGGCATCATTGGCACCACCCACGTTGACGTTACCGCTAACCCAGACAAGTTCTGGGACGAGTATCAGGACGTGCAGAACAGCAAGTTGCTGGGTGTCCCTACAGGCTTTGAGAAAATCGACGAGGCAACCGCAGGTTTGCAGGGTGGGCAGTTAGTTACTGTTATCGCCCCACCTAAGACGGGTAAGTCTCAGATTTGTTTGCAGATGGCGGAGAACGTTCACGCCGCAGGCCTAGTGCCTATGTTCCAGTCGTTTGAGATGAACAACCACGAGCAGACACAGCGTTATTTATCGTTGAGTTCCCACATCTCAAACGCTCGTTTCCGTCGAGGCAAGTTGCAGACAGCCGAAGAAGACCGTTTGCTAAAGCGCCTTGACGACCTTAAGACCGAGAAGCCTTTCCACCTAGTGGATGCGGTGAACGGTTTGACTATCGACTCGTTGATGGCCAAGGCCGAGCAGTTGAACCCTGACATCTTGTTTGTAGATGGTGTGTACTTGATGCTTGACCAGGTGACTGGTGAGGCCAACACTCCACAGGCTTTGACTAACATCACTCGTGGTCTAAAGCGTGTGGCACAGAAGTTGAACATCCCAATCGTTATCTCTACCCAGACTCTTCTTTGGAAGATGAAGGGTGGCAAGGTGTCGGCAGACTCAATCGGTTACTCGTCATCATTCTTTCAGGACTCTGACGTAATCCTTGGTCTTGAGCCGGTAGAAGAAGACGACGAGATTCGTTTGCTTAAGGTTGTTCAGGCACGTAACTGCCCCCCATCAGAGACCTCGATTACTTGGCGTTGGGACACTGGTTGTTTCCACGACGAATCAAAGCAGGTTGGTTGCAAGTTCTGCAGTCCGTTTGGTAACTAATGCGTCAGTTTAATGTCGAAGAGGTTCTTGAGAACCTAGGTCTAGAGTATGACGTGCGTTCTCTTGAGGCAAACTCATTGTGCCCTGCGCACTTTGCTCGTACAGGTAGGGAAGACCACTCCCCATCTTGGTGGATAAACCTTGAGTCTGGAATGCACATCTGCTTTTCTTGTGGCTACAAGGGGAACATCCTCCACCTAGTCTGCGATGTCATGCAGTTCTACACCAAGACATCTACTGGTGTGGTGTACGCCTACCGTGCTGCGGAAGAATGGCTGGCTGGGAAGATTGAGGTCTCCCCAGAGAAGCTTATGGAGATTGTTCGGGCCCTACCAAACTATGTGGAGTCATACCCAAAGCCTGTTCCTATGTCTGAGGCTCGTCTGGTGCTTTTTACGGAGCCACCTCAGGAGGCTTTAGACGGCAGGAACATTACCGCTGAGGCTGCCAAGGCGTACCACGTTATGTGGGACCCAAAGAAGGCCAACTGGATTCTGCCGCTACGTGAGCCGCACTTTAACGAGTTGATGGGCTGGCAGGAGAAGGGTACTCTGCAGCGAACCTTTTTTAACCGTCCTACAGGCCTTCAGAAGTCCAAGACGCTCTTTGGACTAGATAACCAGCAGGAAGACCTAGTTGTGGTTGTAGAGTCCCCCTTGGACTGCCTACGGCTGTTTAGCGCAGGGGTCAAGAGCGCCGTGGCAATCTGTGGTTCGTCACCGAGCACAGAGCAGATTAGGTTGCTGCGTTATTCTGACCGTATCATCGCTGCCTTCGACAACGACACCGCCGGTAAGAAAGCTTCTAAAGAAATGCTGGAGTTTGCCCGTAAATACGGCCTAAACCTCTCGTATTTCAACTATGGTAGTACTGGGAAGAAAGACCCAGGCGACCTCACCGATGACGAGATTGCATGGGGAATCCAGAATGCAAAGTCGTCAGTACTCGGTGAAAAGGCGTATGTTTAAGGGAACACTAAAACCGTACCAAGAAGAAGCAGTAGCAAAGATGGTCAAAACACAGACCATCCTTGTGGCTTACGAAATGGGCTTGGGCAAAACCCCTATGACCATTGCTGCAGTAGAAACACTGAGAGACGCAGGGCAAGTAAAGAACACCGTTCTAGTACTGTGCCTTTCTAGTTTGAAATACCAATGGCAAAAGGAAGTTGCTAAGTTTAGCGACTCCACCGCCATAGTTATTGACGGAACCCCTAAGCAACGTCAAGCGCAATACGACACACACACCGATTACGACTACGTAATCATGAACTACGAACAGGTTGTAAATGACTGGGATACTATTAAAACTTTTGCGTTTAGTGCAATCATTTGTGATGAAGCTACGGCTATCAAGGGATTCAAGGCTAAGCGAGCTAAAAGAGTTAAAGAGATTGCAAAAAGAATACCTATCAGATTTGCACTCACAGGAACACCGATAGAGAACGGAAAGCCTGAGGAGATTTTCTCCATCATGCAGTTCGTCAACTCTCAAGTTCTTGGGCGCTTCGACATCTTTGACAAAACGTTCATAGTCCGCAACTACTTTGGCGGAGTCCAACGTTACCGCAACCTTGAACTGTTGCACACAAAGCTCCAAGCTTTTTCGGTACGTAAGTCTCAAAAAGACGACGACGTTAAGCCGTACCTTCCTGACGCCATCTACCGTGAACCTTTGTTGGTAAAGCTAGACAGCAAGTCTCAAAAACTTTACAACCTAATCGCTGAAGACCTAAAGACTGTTTTGTCGGAGGCTCGTGATATGTTTGGTTCATCGTTTAATGTGGCGTCACACTACGGCCAACAGTACGACCCAGGAGACCCGGCAAATGAACTGCGGGGGCAAATCATGTCAAGGATTGGCGCAATGCGAATGCTGTGCTCGGGGTTCTCTACGCTGGTAGAAAGCGTCAGCAACTTTGAGGCTCACAACGGAAAAGGCAGTGCTTACATCCATTCTTTGGCGGATAAGGTTCACGAACTAACTAAGGCCCCAAAGCGTGACACTCTAATTGATTATCTAAAAGACCATCTTGACATCGACCCAAGCTACAAAGCCGTGGTATTCTCTAGTTACGTTACTTCAGTATGGGACATTGTCGCTAACCTGGAGAACGCTGGATACATGGCGGTTGGGTATACGGGAGAAATGAATGCAAAACAAAAAGAAGAAGCTAAAGTCACTTTCCAAACGAGCCCAACTTGCCGTGTTCTGGTTAGCAGTGACGCTGGTGGTTATGGTGTTGACCTACCTCAAGCGAACCTCCTTGTAAACTACGACCAACCTTGGAGCGCCGGGCTTGCAGTGCAGCGCAACGGCAGAATTAACAGGGCCTCTAGCACCTGGCCAAGCATCACAATCCAAGACATACTGGTACTTGACTCCATTGAGCAACGCCAGTACGATATGTTGAAACAGAAGAGCGACATCGCCGGAGCCATCCTAGATGGTGCTGGTATCAACGAAAAAGGTGGGGTTGACCTTACTGTTGGAAGTTTGATAGACTTCCTTAGCAAATCAAATTAGGAGGGCCTAATGGCAAAAAGAATTGAAGAAGAACTGCGTGACATTGTTCTAAACCCTGACGACATCGCCGGGCAGGTAAAAGAGTACCTGTATGTCAAGAAAAACATTGACCAGATGGAGACCCGCTCAAAGGAGCTCCGTGATAAACTATTTGCCCATCTAGATGAAGATGGTTACGAAGATGACAGAGGCAACGTTCAGCTTGAACTCGGTTCTGACATTGACGGCATTGTGCGTTTGGAAAAGCAGCGCCGTGTCACTCGTAAACTCAACGAGCCTAAGGCAGACGAGATTCTTTCTGAGCTAGGACTTAAGGACGAAATTTTTGTAATGACTCCTGTTCTAGACGAAGATAAGTTGATGGCTGCTTTCTACGAAGGTAAGATTACTGAGGAACAGCTTGACGAGATGTTCCCTAGTAACGTAGTCTGGGCACTAAGAACACTGAAGAGTTAAAATGGTTATTCGTGGCGAAGCTGATATCCTCAAGTCATTTGAGGGACTAGACCGTGCACCTGGGTCTAAGCAGCCACGCCGTGAGCCTTCAGAGCTTTCTGAGAAACGCAAGAAGAAAGCGATTGGAGAATCAAACGGTTGGGACGCAGACCCAATCATCAAAACTCTCAAAGGAGTAGAGACAGAACTGTTTACCATCGGCGCTCTTTCAGCGGCCTTGGAAAAAGAGATTGTCACTATTAGACTATGGGAGAAAAAAGGCTACATACCTAACGCTCCATACCGCTTGCGCTCTAAGAGTTTAAACGGTAAAAAGGTATTAGGTAATCGTGTTTACACACGAAAGCTCATTGAGATTGCTATCGAGGAGTTTGCACGTCGTAGACTTCTTGGCTCTGCTCGTGTAGAGTGGAAAAAGCATGAAGACCTCACAGAGGCGTTAGTTCGCCGATGGAAGGAAGAAACCGGGAGTTAACCGACTCCCCGACAAAATGCCGATAAGGCCGATTAGAAAGAAACAAACACCATGGTTACTAACCCAACTATTGATGCTGACCAGTACCTTACTGAAGACAGCGTAGATGCCAAGCCAAAGCACGGCACCACAGTACAGGCTGGATGGGAAGCAGCATCTGCGTTCCTAAAGCCAAAGGAAAAGAGCAACGCTTACGCCACCGACTTTAAGTTCTCGGACCAGGCACAGCTAGTACGTTTCCTTGACGACGCACCATTTATGGTTTACGAACAGCACTGGATTGACCGTGAAGGCCGCAAGTCTTTCGTCTGTCTAGGTGACGAGTGCCCTCTATGCACCATTGCAGGAGACAAGCCTCGTGCTCGTTTTGCGTTTAACATCCTAGGTTTCTCGGATGGAACCCCTGAAGTACAGATTATGACTGTACCTATTACCATGGCACGCCAGCTACAGGCTGCCAGCGATGACCCTCGTCGTGGACCATTGACCAAGTACTACTGGTCAGTATCACGTCTAGGCATGGGCCGTGACACTCAGTACACCCTTGAGCGTGTACGTGCCACAGACCTTGCTGAAGAGTGGGAGTTGGATGCGGACGACCTTGACGCTGTTGCGGCCAAGGCTGTTAAGTACGACACCAAAGCAATTTACATCAGCCCTCGTGAAGAGTTGCTTGACGTTGCTCGTGCACTAGTCGCTTAATCCTCTCACCAAGGGGGCTGGGGTTTTGTACCTCAGCCCCCTATAATCTTCTTTAGGGCAAACATGAACATAATCACAACACCAGAACAGTTAAAAGAGTTCGTAGACTTTTATTCAAAAGTAGATGCGTTCGCATGGGACACAGAGACCATTGGCGAAGACCGTCTATACCCAGTTATCAATGACGTATGCTGGATTTCATTTGCGACCGATGGCCGCACCGACGTTATCCCTATGGGTCACCCTAACGGTGAACTAGTGGGGTATGACAAGCCACTTATGCTTGCTGGCCAGCGCCGTCTTGCTGAAGGCAAGCCGCTACTAGAGAGCCACTACTCAAAGGACCAGCGCAAGTGGACCGCTAAGTTTGGCGAGGCTCCTGCACAGTTGACCCCACGCCAGGTGTTTGACGCAATCAAGCCAATCATGTTTGGTTCTGCCCTAAAGGTTGCCCACAACGCAAAGTTCGACCTCAAGTCAATTGCTAAGTACTACGGTGGCACAGTCCCACCTAAGCCACACTTCGACACGCTTATGGCAGCGTTCATTGTAAACAACCTCAACAAGTTTGACCTAGGTCTTGCTGCGTGTGTCAAGCGTGAACTAGGTATTGAAGTCGAGAAGGGTGTTGGAGAGAACGTTGCCCTTCACTCGTTTAGCGATGTGGCTAAGTACTCGGGCATCGATGCTGAGGTAACTTGGAAACTCTACAAGGCACTCGAGCCAAAGATTGTAGGGAACCTTAAGAAGGTTTGGAAGTTGGAGATGGACGTTCTCCCTGCTCTGTGCGACATGGAGCTTGCCGGTGCGTACATCGACCAGGACGCCTTGGAGATTCTTGCTAAAGAAATCGAGAAGGGCAAGATGGACGCCGAGGCTCGTTGCTACAAGGCTGCGGGTAAGGCGTTCGCTATCAACTCGGTTCCTGCCAAGCAGAACCTTCTATTTGTTGGTGAAGACGGCAAGAAGGCTCGCATCACTCCTAACCCTAAGTTTAAGAACACGCTGACCCCTAAGGGAGCAGAGGCTAAGAAGAACGGCGCTGACCTAACTGCTGCGCACTTCTCTGTGTCTGCTGACGCCCTTGAGTACTACCGTGGTAAAGACGAACTAGTTGACGCCCTACTGGAGTACCAGGACTTGAACAAGCTCATGACCACTTACGTAACTCCTTACACGGGGGGCTCTGTAAAGCGCACAACCAATGGTAAAGAGAAGATTACTGAGAAGAAGTCTCTGCTTATCAACGGACGTGTTCACACTAACTTCAAGGCTCACGGAGCAGAGACAGGCCGTTTCTCTTCTTCAGAACCAAACCTCCAGAACATCCCCTCGTCTGGAGATTACGGCAAGTTGGTCCGCAACCTGTTTGTAGCTCCTCCTGGCTACAAACTGGTTGTGGCCGACTACTCTCAGATTGAGCCACGAGTAATCGCATCGTTCTCTGCTGACCCTGTTCTTTGTGAGAACTACCTGACTGGTGGAGACGTTTACACGACTATCGGTGACACCATGGGCGTTGACCGTAAAGCCGGTAAGGTACTTGTTCTCGCTATCTCGTATGGTGTTGGGCCTGACAAGATTGCGTCATCTATCGGGTGTACCTTGGCTGAGGCAAAGGACTTGCTAAAGCGTTTTGAGCAGAAGTTTGCATCTATTGAGAAGTACAAGGCAAAGGTTATTCGTCAGGCTAAGCAGGCTGGTCCTATTCCTTTTGTTGAGACGATGTTTGGTCGCCGTCGCTACATCCCTGAGTTGAACTCTAAGGACTTCAGCATGTTGGGTCGTGCAGAGCGTCAGGCGTTCAACACCATGATTCAGGGGTCTGCTGCAGACTTGATGAAGTTGGCTTTGGTGCGTGCACACTCTTGCTTTATTGACGAGCCTGATGTTAATCTTATTCTTACAGTTCACGACGAACTTGTAACTATTGCACCGGAAGACAGGGCGGAAGAAGTGGCCGAGGCTATTCGTAATTCTATGGAAGGCATTACCTTGTCTCAGATTACTGTCCCACTAAAGGCCGAGGTATACGTTGTCGATAAGTGGGGTGAGGCTAAGTAATGTTTAAGCGCAAGAAGAAGCCAAAGCTGACGTTGGCTGACATGTCTAGCCGCATCCGTGGGTTCATACTGGACTCACAGATAAACGACGCTCACGAACTTAGCGTCTTACTTGGTTGCAGCGTTCTAAGCGACGAAGTGCAGCACAAAGAAGAGAAGGAAAGCGACAAAAGAGTCGAGAAGATTTCTTACCTTATCCCTGTGTTGTACTCTCACTCACACTTAATTGCTGAAGGCTCTACTGAGTTTCAGAGGCTGAATACCGCCGAGGAGTTAAAAGGTCTTCCAGATGAAATCTGGTTGGAGAGCAAGAACATGATGGAGCAGATTTCTATCTCTGCGCTAATGGGCTCTATCTCTCAGTTGATTGACATGGGTCTACTAGAAATCCCTAAGGAGCACAAGAAATGAACAACGCAGATTGGTGGGCAAACAAGTTAGCTCAGCAGGGCAACCAGCCGCAAGTTGGTCGTCCAGTAAACAACATACCGATGCCTCCATCGCAGCAGCCATTGCAGCCGATGCCCACGTTTCAGCCTAATCAGCCGCAAACCCGTCAGCTTCCGTCCTCTTCGCAGACTGCTTCGTGTCCTGACTGCGGGTCGGCTAACTTCATGGCAATTCAGAATGCAGCTCCACGGTGTTTCGACTGCGGGTACCCGCTTGAGCAGTCGGGTAGCCGCTTTGGTGGGCTTGCTGGCGCACACGTTGAAGGTGCGGCGAAACAGGCCACAGGCAATGACGTCACTAGCAACTGGAACCCCCAGGGAATCATTGGAAGGATTGACGGCTAATGGCCGGAAAGCCCTTTAGCCCTGAACTTTACAGCAACGACGATAACGCCAAAGACCTACTGATTGCGTTGCTTGACGCTAACGGTTGGAAGGCCTGGGTCAACCCAGACCAGTACGGAATCGACGTGCTATCTACAGACCCTTACGGTGATGACACCAGCTTTGAAGTTGAGGTAAAGCACAACTGGAAGGGCCCAAAGTTTCAGTACGACACCCTTCACTACTCTGACCGCAAGCGTAAGTTCCTGAAAGACCCGCACAGAACTTTCTTTGTGACTTTTAACCACGAAAGAACACACGCAATGATAGTGCCGGGCTTGCTATTATCCGCAGCCCCAACTATCATTAAGAATACGATTTACACTAACAACGAAAAGTTCATTGAAGTAAAGGCATCAGAATGTGCCTTGATAAACCTAGGAGAGCCTCTTGACGAGCAGTGGTAGTAACTGGACAGACGAACAATGGATGGAGGATGTTATTCGCCACTATCAGGACGGGTACAGGTTTGGTAAGCGGGATGGCTTGCTGGAGGCTTCACACGTACTTGGGGATGCTGTTCACAACGCAATCCTCCATGACCGAGACGTAGTAAGTATCGACGAGCTGCTTGAAATAGCCGACAAACTCACTCAGAACAAGGAAGACAACACAGATGATTAATGCTGAAGCTAAAAAGATTATGGCCGCTATTAATAAGCGGTTTGGAGAAAACGTCGTAGTTGTAGGAGAGAACATCCGTGCAGACCTTATCAAGCGTATTACTACTGGCTCTACTACTTTTGACTACTGCCTGGGTGGTGGTTTTCCTGCTAACCAGTGGAACGAACTTATCGGGGAGCCGTCGCACGGTAAGACAGCGATTGCTCTCAAAACCATCGCCGCCAACCAGAAACTAAACCCAGAGCACACCACTGTGTGGGTTGCTGCAGAGCAGTGGGTTCCAGAGTACGCAGACATGTGTGGCGTAGACACTAGTAGAGTTATTGTTGTAGAAACCAACATCATGGAGGAAGCTTATGACGCAGTTATTGCTTTTGCTGAATCGAAGTCAGTCGACGCTATTGTTATTGACTCTCTTCCTGCCCTAAGCCCTGCTCCTGAGATGGAGAAGAACATGGACGAAATGACTGTCGGCCGTGGTGCTCTTCTCACTAACAAGTTCTTCCGAGTAGTGGGCGCTGCCATGAAACGTTCATTGGTGGAGGACGAACGCCCAATACTCGGTCTAATCATCAACCAGTACCGCATGAAGATTGGTGTGATGCACGGAGACCCACGCACCACTCCAGGTGGAGAAGGCAAGAACTACGCTTTCTTTACCCGTTCAGAGGTACGTCGTGACGAGTGGATTGAGACTGGCTCAGGTAACAACAAGGTACGTGTAGGCCAGCGCATCAAGATTCGTACTATCAAGAACAAGACCGCCCCACCGCAGCGTGTAGCGTACATCGACTTCTACTTCTCGCCTCACAGCATCTACGCTGCCGGTGACTTCGACACCGCCAAGGAAACCGCATCACTTGCCATCATCAAGGGTATTGTGGACCGCAAGGGTGGTTGGTACTATTACGGAGAACGCAAGTGGCAGGGCTCAGAAGGTCTTGTCAACTCTATCCGTGAAGAGGTAGACTTGCTAGAAGAACTTAAGGATAAAATCTTGAGTACACCAGATAGTTTCGTAGGAGGAACAGATGAGTAGAATGAAGGAGCTATACATGGACCAGGTAGAGAACGACTACGCTTTGTATGTAGAGTCACAGAACCAGGACCTTCGTCACGAGGGTGCGGAAGAACTCCGCAATGACGTCATCCGCAGCATCCAGCAGTCGATTGCGTACGCAACTGACGACGGTGTTCGTTACGGTTTGACCATTGCTTTGAACCACGTGATTGACGCAAGCATCTAATGAAGTCCGAAGGCCAGAAACAGTCCCAGAAGCATGAGAAACGTATTGCTAAAGCCATTGGTGGCAGCACGACGGCCGCCTCTGGGGCGTTCTGGTCTCGTAAAGGAGACGTCCGCAACAACGAGCTTTTGGTTGAGCATAAGTGGACTGGCAAGAAATCTAAAACTATTCAGTCTGCCGAGCTGAAGAAGATTATTAACGAGGCCATCATGGATGGTCGTACGCCAATATTCGGAATCCATCTAGACGGGGAAGACTATGTGATTCTCCTGGAGACCGACCTGTTTGAAATGTGGAATAAGCTAAATGAGTCTTCAGAACCTGCTTCCTCGTGACGGCGACCTTGAGTGGTACACAGATGCCGCTTGCTGGAGTGTTGATGACGAGGGAAACTTTCTAGTAGATGTAAACATCTTTTTCCCACCAAGAGACAAAGAGCTCTACAAGAAGATTGCTGATGAAGCAAAGACCTATTGCTTTGGACCAAACAAAAGTAGTGTTTGTCCGGTAAGAGCTGAGTGCCTATGGACCGCCGTAAGCCAGGACATTGGTAACGGCATCTGGGGCGGACTAAGCCATAGAGAACGTAACGCCCTTGTGCGAAAGTGGCGGAAGAACTATAAAGATACTATGACGCTGAAGGAATACATCTTTCAGCTAGATAAAAAGGAGAACAAATGACCGTAGCAAAGACTGAACTAAGAAAGTTCTTAGACGCTAAGGCAAAGCCTGCTCGTCTTCTAGGCGACATTGAGCGCCACCTGTTGGCACGTCCAGTAGGAGACCGTAGCACTTTGGTTTTGCACCCATCAGAAATCATTAAGAAGGACTTCTGTAAGCGTGGGTCGTACTTCCTACTAAGCGGCCGCACCAAGATTGCTGAAAAGCCACCACTACGCCTACAGAACATTTTCGACACAGGCCACGCCATTCACGCCAAGTGGCAGCGTTACTTCCAGGAGATGGGCGTTCTATACGGTCGCTTTACTTGCAAGGGCTGCGACTTCTCTATCTTTGGCACAGGACCGGTACTATGCCCTAACTGCAGCAAAGACATCTTTGAGTATCGTGAGGTTACCCTGCACGACGACGCTCTTCGCATCAAGGGCCACACCGACGGCTGGGTCAAGGGATTGGGTAACGACACCCTGATTGAGATTAAGTCAATCGGTCCAGGTACCATCCGTGCAGAGGCACCGAACTTGATGATGGACGCCGATGGCGACTTCATGAAGGCGTGGGGCAACGTACGCCGTCCATTCCCTAGCCACATCCTTCAGGGTCAGATGTACCTTGAGCTGATGGGCCGCATGGGTGTTCGTGACGACAACGACGAACCTATCAACGAGATTGTGTTCCTTTACGAGTTGAAGGCTGACCAGTCATACAAGGAGTTCTCAGTCAAGCGTGACTTTGAGCTGGTTCGTCACATCTTCGATAAGGCTAAGTTTGTAGTAGACGCAGTTGAGGCAGGAGTAGCCCCAGACTGCAACAACAACCCCGGCGGCACCTGCAAGCAGTGTGCCCCTTACAAGGAGGACTAATGGACTTCTGGTCGTTTATTGTGGGAGCAACAGTGGGTTACATGGTCGCCCTTATTTGGGGTGCCGTTCTGCTGTTCGTAAAAAAGTCTGAGGAGGACTAATGTCTGCACTAGAAAAATTTGCTGGTTGGGGTATCCACTTCGTCAAACCAAGCGACGAACAGGTTACCCTCCCAGCAGACATTACTGCTATTCCGTCTGAGGAGTTGGGCGAGTTGTTTACTCGTCTGACTGCTTGGACTGATTACATCAACTCTCAGTTGGTCATGGCTCAGCTTGAAGAGCGTGCCCTTCTTAAGAAGAAGGACTTTGCTGAGAACACCATGCTTATCAAGCGCATGGGTGCCGGAGTAAAGGGCGAACGTGTCACCACGGTCAAGGCAGAGATTGCTGTTAGCCAGGACATCGTGGACCTTGACAGGGACTACGAGGAAAAGTACGCTTATCGTAAGTTGGTAGAGATGCTACTGACTAACCATGAGCGTGATTTGTCTCTCGTTAGCCGTGAGATTACCCGCCGCTCAAATGACTCGAAAGCATTGCGGAAGGAATACATTTAGTGAGTAAGTTTGATTACGCCCTAGGATTTGAAGAGGGAATGGCCGAAGGCGAAAAGAAGGCAGCGGAGCTAATCGCTGATGTTCTAGAGCGCAGACTGCCAGAATTGTTTTACAAATGGTCTAGCGACCTTGGTGCCGAAATTGTCGACATCATCCGTATCAAGAGTGAGGTATAACATGGCAAAGCACATAGTTGGAGACAGCGAGATGGGTTTAATTGGGGACATCAGCATCCTTCCCGAAGAGATTTTGGGGCTAATTAGACAGGGTAGCGATTCTGCTTTTAATGAGGCTGTGCAGCAGAAGTTTCAGCACGCTAAGGCCGTGTTGCTACAGAAGCACAAGGATTACGGACCTAAGAACATTGCCTTAGCCCCAGGCGGACCTATCAACGGGTTGCGTGTGCGCATGTGGGACAAGATGGCCCGCATCAATAATCTAGTAGACTCAGGTGCAAAACCAGAGAACGAAAGTCTCAAGGACTCATTCTTGGACCTAGCTAACTACGCAATCATCGCTATGATGGTTCTTGACGGTGAATGGCCTAGTGAGTAACTGGCTAAAAGGAGCATGGTGCTTCCTACGTGGGCATAAGCCTGTCGTAGGGGGCACTTGTCCCATTACTGGGGCAGTTCTATTAACTTGCCCTAAGTGTAAGACTGATAACATGCCAAAACACAAAGGGAGTAGTTTTAATTGAGTGACCGTAAGCGTGAGGTAGTGTCTGAGTTCTCTACCTACTATGTATGTGACGTACATGGTTGGGACTTTACTAGTGTTGACGAGGACGTATGCCCTGTCTGCTTGGGAGAGTCACTAGAACGTGAACGCATTATCAAACTGCTAGAAGACCGAAAGTTAGTTTATAAAGAACTAATGGGTTCTGCTGAAAGCAGGGGTGCTGTGCCAACTGCTATCCATTGGGAAGAAATGATTGTAACGCTAAACTCTCACATCGCTCTTATCAAGGGAAAGAGTGTCCAAGAACCTAGCGTGTCCACGATTGATGGACAGACTAACTTTATGGACAAGGGAGAGAACAAGTGAGAACTTTTTACGATGACCTAGACGATAACATGCTAGACCCTGAGTTCGCTTACGAGTTTGGCAGGACTGAGCGTGAGATGGAAATTATCAAATTAGCCAAAGACCTAGAGCACAGGAGTATGACTCATAGCGAACTCTGCACTCGTGAGCATTACTACGTAGAGAAACTGATTGCTGCTATCAAGGGAGAAAACAAGTGAGCGACTTGATGAAATACAACCGCATCATGCCTCGGGATGATGACAGTTTCTATTTGTGGTATGACAGCCTAAAAGGTTTTCGGCTGAACATAATTGGCGAGGGTAACTGCAACTTCAATCAAGAGGCTGAGGTTTTGTTTCAAATTGAGCGTGAACGCATTATCGAACTGCTTGAACCGCTATTCGATACAGCCGAGAACGCAGAAACACGCCGTTTGCTTACTATGGCTATCGCTGCTATCAAGGGAGAAAACAAGTGAAGATATGGCTAAACGCAGTGCGTTACTACCTTCTATCGTGGGTTCACCTTTTCCAAACATATAACGGAAAAGATAGCCGTAAGTGGCCAAATAGCATTAACATTCGTATACCGATTCCTAACTGGAAGAAGTACTACGCTCAGCGTAAAGAACTATTGAAACAGGCCGCAGCAACATACACGCACTACCAGGACTACCTTTCCAAGTATATTGAAGAGTGCCCAAACTGTGGTCAAGAAACCTACATGAAAGTAGGTCTGACCTCTCTATACCGTTGCTATACCTGCAACGACACCCCTAAAGAGTGGAAATAAAATGTCTGAAAAGTACATGTGCACAGGTTGCTACCGAACTGAAGGTCACGACAACGGGGCAGATTACTGCGACGAGTGTGCCTCATACAAGTATTTTGCTTGGGTAGAAGAAGACGAAGACACCTACTATGAGTAAAGAAAAGGTATTCGGGGGTAACCTCAGACCTGGACCAGTGGCGATAGGTATAGACCAGTCGCTCACTGGTTTTGCTCTAACCATCCTAAACGTGGATGCTCCAGACCAATTCAACACCTGGGTGTACAAGTCTGACTACCGAGGCGTCCAAAGACTGGACGACATCAGCAAATGGCTCACCTCTAAGTTGCGTACCGTAGAAGACGACTACATCCAAGACGTAGCCATGGAGGGTACGGTACTAGCCAGCCAGTCTGCCCTAGTCCTAGGGGAACTAGCCGCCACCGTCAAGCTGACCTTGTGGCTGTACTTTAGAGATTATGACCACCAAGACCATCTCAGGACTCCGCTCCAAATCCCCCCGATGACCCTGAAGAAGTACGCTGCAGGCAAGGGTACGGCTAAGAAGCAGGAAATGTTGATGCAGATTTACAAGCGTTGGGGCATCGAGTTCAACGACGACAACGCCGCAGACTCCTACGCCCTAGCCAGATTGGCATCCGGTAACTCCCTGGGAGCCATAGAAGAAGCGATTGTAGAGCAAATAAAAGACCCTAAGTATAGGGACCAAATAGCTTAAATTTCCCCTATTCTTGTTGTTGAGGATGGCACACGAATTCGACAACTAAAGGAACACCAATCGTGACCGAAGAACCGACCATCCTACCTAACACCGAGGAAGACTTTCTCCGTGTATCGGCAGGCTCAAATCCACAATCAGTAGCATCAGCAATTGCACACGCAATCTACGACAAGCGTGAAGTTAAGCTTCGTGCCGTAGGTGCAGGTGCAGTAAACCAAGCAGTGAAGGCCGCCGCCATCGCACGAGGCTATGTAGCCCCTCGTGGTCTAGACCTAACCATGAAGCCTGGTTTCACCACAATTGAAAGCCGTGATGGAGACATCAGCGCAATTGTGTTTGTCATTTCTGTAAGCTAAAAAAGCTCTATCCTTATAGAGAACAAAGGAGCCCTCATGGCAACTCAGTACAGTGTTGGACACGGCATGCGCCGTCGTTCAGGCATTCCCTCAAACCCACTAGAAGCGGCAGGTAAATCAATGGCTCGTATGCACAAGACCTCAGACGAGGCTCACTCAGACGCAGCGGCAGCAGGTAGCGTTCGTGTACCAATTGGTGCAGCAGCTCCAGCCCCAGCACTACAGGGAACTCTAGTTCCTAAGAAGAACGTTCAGGCAGCAGACCCTACCAACCCTGGTAGCAAGCAGAACCGCCAGAACATCGAAGTGCTTGGCGCAACTTACATGGTTCAGCCTAAGACCACTTTCGTTCAGCTAGACCCAGCTGCTGGCCCAACTATGGCTAATGCTCGCATTATCCCTTCAGTTGCAGGCCGTGCTGTTCCTAACTTCGAAAGCGGCAACGAGGCTTCTTACCTCTAAGGAGAGCCACATGATGGGAACTGCTCCTTACGGAGTTCCTTCGCCGCACGTTGCTTCGCAGATGGACGTGGGTAACCCGAACAACTCTGTTCAGTTCCAAATCCCTGGGGCTAGTTACAGCAAGAACAAGCGTTCGAGTAACCAGTTCGTGTTTGAAACACACCAACTAGCCCCGAACAAGCCACAGTCTTACAGCGCAGACACCTCTACAGGTGTATTCGGTGCACGAGGTCAAGACGCCCTATCTAACCCAGCAGGTATTCCTTAATGGCAGGTGCGGTCAATAACTTTAGCCCACAGCAGAACTGGCAGTCGCTAGGTGCTGGTGGGCTAAACGGCTATAACAACCAAGGCGGCCAGGGAACCCCTGTCGCTCGTGGTGAGCTTGACGCTATCCGTATTGGTACTGGCCGTGTCCCTTCTGCAGAATACCCTGACGGCTACCTCGGCACTATCCGCTCACGTCGTGATGACCGCCTACTCGACTCAATCAAGAGCCGTGTAGGTCAGAAGTCATACCAGCGTGGTGTGCACAAGGGTGAGCGTATTGAGCCATCTGCGTACTACTGGAGCCCAGAGTTTAACGCAGAGATGGGCATCAAGCGTCAGATGAAAGCCAAGCAGGTTGACGTCAATGGCGCATTGGTCTGGATGGTTCCAAAGGCTGGCCAAGACCTACGCCTTATCCCTGCACCTCACCTAGTTAATGACGGCAAGTCAAACATGCGTTCAGACCAAGACATGGCCATGGATGTTCGTCGTGCTAACCAACTAGCATACTTGAAGCCAGCGTGGTCATAGCATGGCTGGAGAATTCGACGGTAATTACGATAGAACAAAACCGTGGCGTAACAACCTCACGGACCAGCAAGGACGCCCTAAGTCAAGCTATAACGGCCCTTGGTCATCTAACGAAGAGCGCCTAACTCAGCAAGCGTTGATGGTTGCCACTATGCGTGGAACTGTACTTCAAGAAGAAGTCCGCCCTAACTTGCCTCAAATTCAACTTTTCCCACCACGATTTGGGTGGGGTGAACGTCCTCAAATTGGTATTGATGATGTTGTATCCATTGACCGTATTTACGTAGAGCCACGAGTTTCGTGGTTTTCTGGCGGTCCTGGAGGGTATTCTGGTAGTACAAGAAATGGTTTGGAAGGTATCTAATGCGTTCAGTAAGTCGCAGCGAACTCTTTAAAAGCGCAAGCGAAGCACAAAAGGTCTTAGGTGGCGAGGCAATTCTCGACACTGCAGAGACGACTGCTGCAGCTAAGGCCGAAGAGGGCCGTAAGAGGGCCGACTCTGCCCACGCTATGAGCGAGGCCGACGCTGACAAGATTAAAGTTGGCGGCAAAGGATTTGACGAGTATGACTCGGGCCGCACCTTGTCTACTGCTGACATGGCCGCACCTACAGCCCAGAACACTGACCTATCTGAGATAGACCTAGACGGTGTCAGGACCCGCCCAGACTACCGAACTCCTGCAGAAAAGCAGGCAGAAGGCAGCTCTCTTGAAGACAAGATTGACACTGAAGACAACATCTATAAGTCTCGTGTTACCGAAGACGCTGTTAAGCATATCACTGACCACATCTTGCGTGGCCGTTGCAGCACCGATAAGTGTGAGCACAACAAAGGGTTTGTTCCTACTCCAGTTAAGTCTGGCCCATCATTTAAGCGCCAAACTTTTAGTGGTGCAGGCGCAGCAGACAAGGCATGGAAAGTCGCCATGGACATCCATGACCGAATCCGTGCGCACTATGACGGATTGGATTCAAAGCTAAACTCAAAAGCGTCAGAGTACGACCGTCGTGCCAACGTTGCAGACACTATAAGCCAAGGCTATTCCCTAAAAGGTAAGGCTGCTGGCTCAGTCAGAAGCATGATAAACACTGCTCGTGATAGCGCAGGAGAACTTCGCACGCAAGCAAGCGCACACGTTCTTCGTGAGAAGCTTGGAGTAGATAACAACCTGGTCGAGGCGCAGTCTATTCTTAGTGGATTGAAGGGTAGCGATGGTAAGTTTAAGTTTAAAAACCAGGCGGACAACCACGCCTTCATCGTTAAAGCAGTTAAGCACCTAAAGACCGCTAACGGAATCCTTAACCGTTCGTTGCTTAGCAAGCACGGTTTGCAGAGCCCAGTCTCAGACAGCGAAATGAGCGATGTAGCAAACGCAGTCCGTTACAAGGAGACCACCACTCCTACTGGAGAGAAAAAAACTAAGGGTCTACAGGTTCCGAAGAACAAGACAAACGTTCAGGCACTCCAGGACATCGACCCGCTATTGGCTAGGTACGACAAGGACAACAACCTTCTTAATCCAGAAGATGCTTTGTCAAAGCCAGGTCACATGTTTATTTCTACAGACCGTGAACAGCCTATTGTTAAGAACGGTAAAGTTGTAAACTCAGAAACTGCAGGTAAACTTCGTCAGGAGCCTATCAGCAACAAGCTGCTAACTCAGTTGAAAGCCGTTTCGTCTAACCACCCAGACATTCCTAAACTTCAAGGATTCCTTAACCAGACTCGTAAGGGTCAGCGAGCAGTTTACGCTGGCCGTGCCGCTGTAGGTGTCCCAGTAGAAACCACCGGTGGAGTAACTACTCGTGCCGGAGGACCTGACCGTCCGGTTGGCGAAATGGGGCCGTCGTTGTCTATCAAAGACCAGTTGGCTAAAGAAGCAGCTGAAGCTAAGAAGCCACGTAAATCTACCGCAAAACCAGAAAAATCTGGCCCTAGAATGATTGAGCGAATTACCCCAGGTGGTATGACCGCACTAATCAAAGAAGCCCACGACCACATTGTTGCTGGAACAGGCACCGGTGTAGAGGGGCAAGGACAGGTTCCTAAAGATTTGCGCAAGGTACTCCGAGCAAGCGGTACTGCTCAAGCCATGGCAATGGCAAAGGAAACTATGCGTGACCGCACAGTCGTCCCATCACTGCCTAAGATTGGGGAGTAATGAACGACGGAGACGGCGCTCTAACTTTAGAACTTCAGGCATTTCAAATCGCAAAAAATGCTACCCTGTATAAAGGCTCATCTGCTTGCCCATCATGCGGTATTGTGATGAACCCTACGGAGTACATGTACAGTCGTTTAGGTATTTGCTCTCCTTGTGCTGAGATTAAGCGAGCAAAAAGAATTAAAGGAAAGATGGCGTAATGGCAACCAACAATGGTAATCAAGGCGGAATCGGCGGCTACCTAAAAGGCCAGTCGCCAGCAGAAGCTGCCAAGCGTGCAGAGGCCGCTCGCCTAACTCGTGCTGCAGTAAAGGGAATGGCACCTAAAGGCACTAAGACTAACAAGATTGCTGCGGGTGCTGCAGAGGCAAAAAAAGTTGACCGTGTCGCAGAGTACACTGAGGCAGCTAGCACAGGTACTGCGCCTAACGATTTGTTTGGGCACATGTCAGACCTCATCACTAAGCTGAGTAACGCTGCTGATGAGCACCACGACAACGCAGACGAGGATACTCGAGCACTTCTAGACTCTCACGTTCACCCACTACTTGGAAACGCATACGCTCACATTGCGGACGCAGAAAACGTTGCCCGTGGTGGCAAGGGAACTAACTGGAAAACTGGTGGTGGAGCTAAGCTAGGTTTGTACGGTGCCCTGCACTTGGGTGACGCCGAAATTCCTGGACAGGCATTGTCTGGAAACGATGTCGCTGAGATTAAGAACCAGCGTTTGCGAACTCCGGGTGACCACCTCAACATGGCAGCAAAAGCTATCGGCATGGCTGCTCACCACCTACGCCTAATCGCTGGCCAAAGTGGTGGAGATTTTACTAACAATTACCGCAATCAAAACCGCACTTATGGTGATGCTGCTAACGAAATTGTTGGGCACATGCGCAGAAAAGAAGGTTCGGGTAAGGGAATTGGCGACGTAATCAACGAGACTAACCGTGCTCCTTTTGGTACTCGTGAGTTGTTCCCTAACGGTGAAGACCACGCATCGCATGCCCGTGAACGTTACGAGCGTTCACTAGAGGCTCAGGCGTACACCGAGGCAAAGACTCCGCCTAGAACAATCGGTATGGTCCGTAGCTCAGCCACAGTCACCCCTGTTGCTGGTATGTCACCAGTAATCAAGCAGGCAGCTTTGCAGCACTTCGACGCTAACAACCCTGTTCCAGTGCGCCCAACTCCTCGTGATTTTGGTGGGTCAACTAGGTACGGAACTCTTGAGTTGGCTTTCCCATCTCCAGACCACCAAGCACGATACGAAGAAGCGGTAAACAAGTTTGATAATGCGGGTAGTTTTACAGAATACGCTTCAGGAAACCAGAACTTGGTTCAGAGAAGCGCCGCACAATCTCATGCGTTTGCAAGAGCAGAAGTCGAAAAAAATCCAGCAGAATACTTGAAGAAAAACAACATCAACGTTCCTGGTGCGCAATCTCCAAGAGAGCAGGACACGTCAGTGCCTGTTATGGCTCCTGTAGGTTATGACAAGAAGAACACCGCAAGAGACCTTGAGGAATTGAAGAAGCAACGTCAAGATGAGGCGTTTGCTACTTACGCACCAAACATCCGTGCAACTCAGCAGCGTGAAGGTAAGTCGTCATGGGGAAGTTTGCGTGAGATGACTCGTGCACAAATCTTCGCCAACCAGCAAGCCAAGAATACCCAAGCAACTGATGAACGTACCGCTAAGTACGCACCTGGTGTTAAGAGCCAGATGCAGAACATGTACGACCACTTTACCGCTGTAAAGAAGTCGTACAGAGACTTGGTTGGCCAGGGTGTAGACGTTGACCCTAGCGTAGCTCAGCACCTAAACAACGCCCTAGGAGCGTTCCAGGAGCACAGCCGTTACCTTAAGAGCAACGATTCTGCTGACCCACAGATTTTGGCTGGACACATGCGTACAGCCATGGACCGTACTACTGACGCTGCAAAGTACCTCGCTAAAGCAGGGTCAGAGAGCTCTCACGTGCAGGACCTCGCTCACCTAGGCGCAGGTTCTGACTTGGTAGGTAAGTACCGTGAAACCCTTCAAACTATGGCAGGCGTGGGAATTCCACGAGTAAACGCCACCGTTCTACGTTAAGAAAGAAGAAAAAATGGCAGTCAACACTAGTCGTTCAATGAACGAGAGCCTACACGAAGGTTCAACCGACGGTAAGTACCGCAAGGTCCGCCCTGATACACAGGTCGTTGACGTTGACGGTGACATCAAGACCACCGACAACCGTCAGTCACTAAACCCATTCTGGGGTTACGGATTCGTTACCAGCGAGTTCCCAGAAGACTCACAGGTAAACCCAGGTAAGTAATCATGGCAATTGAATTTTACGACCGCCGCACAGGCGCAACGACTCCTGTCAAGACTGCTCACGACCTAGGTAAGGCACGTGGTTTTGCTACCACGACCTCAGGCAACAATCCAAAGACTGATGCACGTGTACGTGCGGAAAGCCTGAGTAAGAACCCTCCTGCCCCTGGTAAAGGCGACATCCGTGAAATCGCTGAGCGTCGCAGCAACACTAACACTCTGAAGCAGCGAAACACAGACCGTTTAGTTAAGTCTTCTGGTGTGTTTTCTGGTGGCCCAGCCAAGCCAGTGTCCCCTAAGAAAGCCGCCAAGGCTAGTGCTGAGCGTAACGTGCGAATGGCATCTCAAGAAGAAGGCCGCCGCAGTTCAGCTCGGGTTACCACAGGAATGCTTCTTAAAGACGCCACTCAGGAGCACGCTGCAGGCCGCATGTCTACAGCCAGTCAGACCTCGGCGTTAAAGAGAGACAACTTGGCCACTAAAGCTCACACAGAGTCTGCGACTGCCCTTGACGAAATGAAAACTGCTGCCTCAAAAGCTGGCGTTCGTAAGGGTAAGATTAACAATATTGCTAAACTATCAAGCGGAAAAACCACGTACAAGACCAAAGGTCAGGCAAAGCGTGCCGGTCGTGCGCTAGCAAAACTAAAGTAGTTTTACGCCCCTTGTGCGGAAGCCGTTAACTGGTTACACTAATTCGTATCACTGATAAGGAGAACAACATGAGCACTGAAGCACCCCACCTAGGAATTATGATGTGGACCCGTGGAGATGCACCACGACCAATGAGCGGTTCAGAGGCCCACGAGAAGGCCCAGAGAGCTCTTGAAGCTAAGCGTGAGCAGGACCTGAAGACCACAGAAGGTCAGGCGTGGATTAAGCGTCACGGAGCCATTTAATGAGTGGTTTGATTTCGCCGGATGGAAAGCCCCTGATTGGTTCTAAACCAATTGAGGGGCCCATCATCCGTTTGCTACGTTGCATGGTTTGTGAGACATGGGAAGAACTCCCTGACCACGAAGGCCGTTCAGACCAGGATTACCTGTTAGAGATTGCCCTAGAGAAGCACAAGTTTCCTTCAGGCGACCCACACGTTGGTAAACTATTTAAAGTCCCAGTAAAAGTATGGGGCAACCCAGAAGAGCGCAGGGCAGTCCTTGACCAGTTGGGTAAGGGCGGGTCACGAGGTCTAGACGACATCGACCCAGACAAGTCATTCTACGAAACTAAGATGCAGTTTGCGGAAGACGCAATGGAGTGCTGGATGAAACACAACCAGCCAAAGAATGACTGCGACGATTACCAGAAACCATCAAAGCGTCTGTTGCCAGACACCGCCAAAGAGCGTGGAGAGCTGGGCCTGCCAAAGCCTGAGCACCTAGATGGTCCAAAGATTTACACCTGCCACTTCTGCCCATACCACGGCGAAGTAGTTCAGCGAAAGAGAAAGATTATGGGTATGTACTAATGGAGACTTTTTTCCTAATCACAGTTAACAAAGATGGCACACTAACCTCGTACGCAGAGATGCCAGAAGAGATGCCGGTAGCGGAACGAGTAGCAACAAACTACGACGTGTACCAGGCCGCCAAGCAGATTGCTGACGAGTTTGAGATGGGGTTGTTGGCTGACCGTGTGGCCAGTAAGGTCATTGCTACCCTGATGCCGCCGGTAACTACGCCAGCAGATGTCATCAAGGACAAGCTAAAAGAGCGTGGAATTAACCCAGAAAGCACCACTGTAGCCGAATAGAATAGTCCTATGACTATTCCAACGTCCTATTTCAGTGCCCCTGCGCAAGAACTAGACCCTAAGTTGTTTGAGAGTCGTCACCTGCGCTCATGGGCACGAACAGGTGTGTTGAGTGTTTTAAAAGATTTTCTATCGCTGAAGTACCGCCACTCGGACATTTGGGCACACGCCTGGTTAGCAGGTAGCGGTGTATCGTACCAGTGGTCAGCAGCACGTGAGCCACGTGACCTAGACTGTTTGGTCGGAGTCGATTTCGTTCAGTTCCGCAAGGCAAACCCAGAGTTTGCAGGTTTGTTGGACAAGGAAATCTCTGAGCAGATGAATGAAGAATTCCACGAGGAATTGCACGGTCAGACAGAGAACTGGAACGGTTACGAGTTGACATTTTACGTCAACCCGATTGCGACAGACATCCGCACGATTAACCCATACGCAGCGTACGATTTGAAGTACGACGAGTGGACCGTCACACCGGACCCTAACGCCCAGGCACCTAAGAACGCTGAGTGGGACCAGATTGTCGAGAACGACCGTCAGCAGGCCACACAGGCCCGTACAAGGGTAACCCAGGCCGTGAACGACATTCAGATGGCCCACAATGAGCCGATGAAGCGTAACGCAGAAGTTCGATTGACCGCAGCTGCACAGCAGGCCAACGCATTGTACACCCAGATTCACGAGAACCGTTCAATGGCGTTTTCGCCAACAGGTTCAGGGTACGGAGATTTCCACAACTACCGTTGGCAGGCAGGCAAGCGTGCAGGAACAGTTCAAGATTTGAGGTCGTTGCGACGTTACCTCACCAGCAACGCCCAGGAGTTGTACGGAGTTGAATTGCCGTCAACAAGTACGTTAATTAGACGGGCGGCGTTGCACCGCAACCAATAGGATAAAACCATGCAAATACTCGTAGACATAGACGGCGTACTCAAAGGTCAAAAAGACGAACCAATCGGAACAGGAATCCTGATGGTTGGTACACTCAGCGTGTACAACGCATTGACGTTCATGGGGCCAGGCACAGAAGCTGAGATAGTCCACTGGTTGGACAACAACAAGGTAGTAGATTATGACCGTATCGTTGACGGTTCAGTAAGCCTAGTTGACGAGAACCTCAAAGAACGCCAGATTAAGTTCGCCCGTAGCCGAGGGCCAGTAGATTTGTTTATCACCAACGACCCATCATTATGGGCGTATGCGTTTGACATGGGTATCCCAAGCGCCATGTTCGGTGTGCCATCGTACACCCGTGTAGAGTTCCGCCCGGATGCCCCAAAGAAGGTTCGAGCATGGAACGACATCGAAGAGGCCATCAAGCAACAGAACATTTTGCGCACGCAGGACGCCCGTCTGAGCAGAACAGAAACGTTGAATTTTGAGTAGGGTAATTTTTGGGGGCGTAGAAATCCCGTCAAACCGCACCCTATTGGAGAAGAGCGGTGTTCAACACGTAATGTTGAATTACTGGGGGTTGAAGAAGCGTGGGTTGCCTAAGAACAAGGCGTATCTAATTGGTGAGCATTTCCTGCCAGAGATGAAAGTGTGGGTAGACTCGGGGGCAACTCAGGCGGATAAAGCCAACCTGTCAAGGGCCGAGTTAGAGGATTATGCGGCCGAGTATGAAGAGTTTATCGCCCTAAATTACGACCGTATTGAGGGCTGGGTTGAGTTTGACAGCCAGGTAATGGGATTGCCGTGGATTAAGCAGCAACGAGCCGCATTTGAGAACGACCCTAAGTTGTGGGTGGTGTGGCACGAAGCGTACGGTTTGCCGGTGATAAGTCAGTGGGCAGAGGAGTACCAGAACATTGCCCTCCCAGGAGCCGCTGTAGACGCTGTGACGGCATTAGCGGGGATTACACGTAGTTTAGTCCAAAAGTATCAAACACGGTTCCACGGCCTTGCAGTGGCCAAACCGGATAACCTGAGGAGTATTCCGTTTACAACCACAAGCACACTGTCGTGGTTGTCACCAATGAGAAATGGTGAGACAATCATTTGGGATGGAATGAAGCTGGTTCGATACCCAAAAAAAATGAAAGCCCAGGCCCGACCGAGATACAAGGCGACGTTGGACCGAGCTGGGCTAGATTTCAAAAAGTTCGTAGACGACGACACAACCGAAGCGACTAAAGTAGCCGTTTGGTCATATTTACAGTTAGAAGGCAACATGACAACCAATAATAACCCGTTCCTATCTGATAAGAGTGACGACACCCTATACACGGGTTTGATGGAAATGGGTGGGGGGTCGTCTAATAACAGTGGGTCGGAGATGCGGAAAGTTGAACGCTCAGAAGTGGTCCAAAGAGACCCAGAAGAGGTCGTTTCAATGCCTGTTTTGGGGTACCAAGTCAAGCAGGTTGTGGAAACCGAAAACGGTGTTGATGTCCTCAAAGACAGCGTTGTTGTTAGTTCAAATGTGACCAGTTTGCGCCAGTGCGACACCTGTTTTGTAGCGTCAAATTGCCCTGCATTTAAGCCGCAAAACACCTGTGCGTTTAGTCTGCCAGTAGAGGTTAAGACCCCTGAACAGTTGCGTGCATTGAATACCGCAATGTTGGAGATGCAGGCCCAGAGAGTAATGTTTATGCGGTTTGCAGAAGAATTGAACGGTGGATACGCAGACCCAAACGTGTCGCAAGAGATTGACCGTTATCAGAAGATGTTGAAGAATATTAAAGAGCTGGACGAGAACAAAGAGTTCATCCAGATTACTGCGCAGCGTAGTGCTGGACAGGGTGTTTTGAGTGCGATTTTTGGTGACCGTGTGCAGGCCGTTAAGGACCAGCAGGCAGGGTTAGGCGAAGAGAAAACCACCATGATTATCCGTAATCAGATAGAGAACTAGGTTTACGGGCTATCTGATATTAGGCGGTATTGAGTGTTGGAACAGCATGGCATTCAAAACTGGGTGAAGTATTTTGGTTCTTGACCAAATTAGTAGAAGCACTGTAGAGTAAAACCACCGACAATAGAAGTCCCCCAATCGGGGTATTCAGACAATTCAAGAAATGGTGGTTATGACTAATTTTTCATTCCAGTTAGCGAGCGAGTTCGTCGCAGGTTACAAGGACAAGAAGCCGCCGTTTGGTTACGCAGACGTAGCAGGAAACTCAGTAGGCGAGATTACATTCCTCAGAACATACAGCCGTAAGAAAGAAGACGACACCAAGGAAACTTGGGCGGAAGTGTGTGAGCGTGTAATCAACGGCATGTATTCATTGCAGAAGGACTGGGCTAAGTCTAGCCGCCTTCCATGGAGCGACGCAAAAGCGGCAGCATCAGCAAAAGAGGCGTTTGACCGCCTATTCAATTTGAAGTGGACTCCACCGGGCCGTGGCCTATGGGTAATGGGCACTGACATTGTTAACACCCAGAAGAATTCAGCAGCCCTACAGAACTGTGCGTTTGTTTCAACTAACGAAATGACCAAGAACAACCCAGCCAAGCCATTTGGTTTCCTAATGGAAGCGTCGATGCTAGGCGTTGGTGTAGGGTTCGATGACAAGGGTGCGGACAAGGGGTTCGAGATTTACGAGCCATCAGGCGTATCTAGCTACGAAATCCCAGACACTCGTGAAGGCTGGCAGGAGTCAACCGTAGCGTTGATTAACTCGTTCCTAAAGCCAGAGCAGAAGTTGATTGAGTTTGATTACTCACAGATTCGCCCATACGGTGCTCCTATCAAGACCTTTGGTGGAACCGCAGCAGGTAGTGAGCCGTTGGAGCGTTTGCACGCACACATCCGCAAGATGTTCATTGGCCGTGCTGGTGAGCAGCTAACTCGTAAGGACATTGCAGACATCGGCAACATGATTGGTGTCTGTGTAGTTTCAGGTAACGTACGTCGTTCAGCGGAGCTATTGATTGGCCGTATTGACGACGCAGACTTCTTGAACCTTAAGAACGCTGATGTATTCCCTGACCGTAACTCGTACGACCCTAACAACCCAGGCTGGGCATGGATGTCGAACAACAGCGTTGATGTTTGTGTTGGCACTGACTTCTCGCCAATTGTTGACGGAATTGTTCGTAACGGTGAGCCAGGAGTTATCTGGATGGATGTTAGCCGTAAGTATGGCCGTCTTGCCGACCCGGTAAACAACAAGGACCGCCGTGTAGTTGGCTACAACCCTTGTGCAGAGCAGAGCCTTGAAAGCTTTGAGATGTGCACCTTGGTTGAGACCTACTTGAACCGTCACGACAGCCTAGAGGACTTCAAGCGTACCCTCAAGTTTGCTTACCTCTACGCAAAGACTGTGACCTTGCTACCTACCCACTGGGAAGAGACCAACGCAATTATGCAGCGCAACCGCCGCATTGGTACATCAATCAGTGGCGTGGCTAACTTCGCAGACAACCGTGGTATGCAGACTCTACGTGAGTGGATGGATGAAGGTTATGGTGTGGTTAAGGAGTACGACAAGACGTACAGTGAATGGCTAGGTATCCGTGAGTCAATTAAGATGACTACGGTTAAGCCTTCAGGCACTGTGTCTATTTTGGCTGGCGAAAGTCCAGGTGTTCACTGGACTGCGGGTGGTAAATTCTTCTTGCGTGCTATTCGTTTCTCGAACAGCGACCCTATGTTGGCGTTGTTTAAGATGGCTCAGTACCGTATTGAACCGGCGTCAGAGTCTCCAGACACTACGTCTGTTGTATTCTTCCCTATCAAGTCTGACGCTAAGCGTTCAGAGAAGGAAGTTTCAATCTACGAGAAGATGGCGTTGGCTGCTCAGGCACAGCGTTACTGGTCAGACAACTCGGTGTCGGTTACTGTAACCTTTGATGCTGAAAAGGAATCGGACTCGGTAGGTACTGCGCTGCACATGTACGATGGTCAGTTGAAGACTGTGTCGTTCTTGCCTATGGGCAATGACACGTACCCTCAGATGCCGTACACTCAGATTACTGAGGACGTGTATGATGAGTACTCAAAGCAGTTGTTCCCTATTGATTTCTCTGGAGTCTATGCTGGACTAGGTATCGACGCTATTGGCGAGGCTTACTGCACCACAGACGCTTGTGAGATTAAGTTGATTAAAGACAACGCATAAGCGTTAGTGGAAAACCCCCCTGCTATTACACAGGGGGGTTTTCTTTTACCCATTAGGATGTTGGCAAACTCTTGACGTGAAGCTCAAGCAAGTTCAAGTCCTTGCGCATACGGTTGCGTTCAATCTGAGTAGTTCCGGCCCAGATACCGTGTAGTTCGGCACCCATGCCCATAGCCTTGGTAAGACAGGCAATAGCAACCGGGCACTGACCACATAGGGCCTTAGCGTAGCGAATCTTGGCTGGTACTTCCTTGCCTTCTGGGAAGAAGATTTCCCAAGCATCAGATTTAGTCGCACACTTTGCTTGCGTAAAGTCGACTGAGTCGTCTATTAGTTCATCCATTATTTCCTCCTCTTGTTCTGTCGGGTGATGTCAATGAAGCCGTTGACACGTAGGTCACGCTTAAGGTGCGTCAGGGTCCTACGGTCAGATGGGGTAGCGGAACTGATTACCATGCCGCCTAGTGGGGATAGCCACTTGGTGTGGTTCTTACTGGTTTTGGTAACTGTCCAGCCCTGCGCCTCGGCTAGTTTTTGAATCTTGCGCATTTCTTTTTCATCACTCATCGTGTTCCTTTAGTCGTGTTGCGATTGGTAGTGCCATGGATATTGAGATAAGCAGGAATAGTGTGGGCCATTTGCTTGCGTCTATTGCAAAGCCCGTCACACCCACAAAGCCTAGCCCAACGGCTAAGCCATCTATCAGTGCTTTGATGTCTTTATTCATTTGTTTTCTCCTTGTGGCAGGGGCATTCACAGGTGCGTGTAGTGCCGTCGGCATTGATGTTGGTTAGTTTACAGAGTTTGTGTTGGGCGTCGCTCATAGGAAACATGCACCACCCGAACACTTTAGTTCCGTTGATAGCCTTCACTAATCATCCTTGCGGTTGATTAGCTGCTCTAGTTCGTTGATGCCGTCAGCGATGTGGGCAACTGCTGCCTCAATCTCTTCAGCAAAGGCTAGGCGTACTAGGTTCTTGACTGGGCTGTCTATCCAGATGTCTAAAATCATTTTGGCGAACTCAGGTTTCTCTCGCTCAACAATGCGTAGCAACAACGTAGCGAACACAGTCAGGAAGGTGTTGGCCTTCATTACCGTGGTCACCTGTTCGTTGGTGAGTAGTTCGTTGTTGATTAGGTATGACTCCGCTTCACCGGCTCTGATTACTTCGACAGCCAGAGCGTCAATCATTTTCATCATGCTCTCTGGGGACAGGTATCTTTCTTCATCCATTATTTTTTTCTCCGTTCCTGAGCCATCATTATCGAGCTCTGTAGGTGTAGTAGTACTTTGATTGTTCTTCCTAGGAAGTAGATTACCCATCCTAGTACAGACAACTGACGTTTGTGCTTACTCATTTTGTGATTCCTTTGATACGGTCAATGGCGTTAGAGATTGCCATGGATTCCATGGTGTAGCCGTAGTCGTCAGTATACTCGTCGTGCAAGTGACTAAGCAAACTGATGATGCGTTTACGCTCGTGTTCTTCACCAGCCGTGAACGCTTGAGTAATTGACTGCCCAAGCTGTGAGTTCAAAATGTCAACAACTGCCTGTGTGTAGCCCTGTGGTTCACTCATTTGTTTCCTCATCCTCTGCGTAAGGGGCAACGATTTTGTTTAGAATCAAATCTACTACCCTAGCCTCAGACCACAAGTTCCTTTTTGCATACGCTGCACGAAGGATTTTGAGGTCAGCAGTTAGTCCTGCTATTGTTCCGGTATTATTCATTTGTTTCCTCCTCTAGTTCCCAGCAGTCATCCATGTAGTACTGCTCTGGGTTGTGTACGTATGATACTAGGTCAGAGTCTGCGGCTGAATCCCACTCTTCCTCTGACCATTCAGTTCGACCAGGCACAGTAAATTTGATTACTGCGTAATCACTGACGAACTGGTAGTGCATCATCTTATTTGCTTCCATCTGTTTCCTCCTCAAAGGTAGCCATGAACTCGTCAAAGTTATCCGGCCCTAGTGTTCCTCCGTTACCAATGAAGTCATAGATAGCGTCTAGTACTTCACCGTCTGTGTAGGTTGATGTGTCTGTCATTAGTGGTACTCTCCTGTTTTCTTTGCGGTTACTTCAAGCACATCCAAACTTTGGATATCGATGCCGTCAAGTGCTAAGCGGTCTTCGGCTTGTGCAATTGCTGCTTCTTCATCTTCTTCTGCGGTAATAGCCAGCGTGATGATGTTGGATAGTTCCAAAATGAAACGTACTTCGTACTCGTGTTCAATTGTCATTACTTTACCTCCTCTGCAAAACTGAAGTCAAACCAGGCGTCTGTTTCAAATGACTCCAGGTCTTCGATTTCATAGTCACGTACTAACTCCCTAGCCTGTTCCGCACTATCTGCGGCAACGACTACTTCGTACGAGTAGTGGCGTTCTACCTTTACTTTGAACTCACTCACTTTGTTTTCCTTTCTAACTGCTTAGCGATAAACAGCTGCATCCACTTAGTGAACTTCTTACTGCCCGGGTAAGCCCACTCGTCGTCTACAACATACCGCTTAGGTAGGTCATCCTTAGTCAAGTTGACGCTAATGAACACAGCCGAATTTACAGCAAGGTCTTCGTCTATTTGATAAGCGGTAAGTTTGATACCTCTACCGCCACTGCCATCGCCGTATAAGTCAGCGTCCCACAGGTTTAGTGCTACTTCAGTCATTTCTAGCCTTCCTTTAGTGCGTAGTGTAAAGCGTCTTGATAGTCGTTAGATACATCGACATACTTGTTCATCCAGTAACGGAACTTTTCCCATTGCTCGTCTGTAAGCGGTGGCAAGTTATCGTACTCTCGTTCGTAGTCAATGTCGAACTTTGTGTAAGCAAAAATTACAGTCTCTTCGGTGTCGCTCAGTTCGTTTGCGAATTTTAGTAATTGTTTCTTAGTCATTAGTTCTCCTTGTCTGTAACTACCGAGATGTCGAATCCGTGCTCTGCTGCGGCTTCTTCCAGTACTTCCATGTCCTGCTCTAGGAAAGCAACCACGAAGTCATACTTGAAATAATCTGCAATGTTCTCAATGATGTCCCACACTTGTGGGTACTGGTCGTACAACTCGTCGGGGTCGAATACAACTACGCTCTCAACACCGCTGTGTCCGTCACCAGTAACGTACGATTTGTAGCCTAGTTCTTGATACTTAATCATTTTTTTTCTCCTTAGCACTCAATGATGAACGTTTCATAGTTTTCTTTGGTGAGTATCCCGCCGTTCTCCAGGTACTCAATGATTTTGTCTAGGATGTAGGTGTCCTGCATTAGTTATCCTCCTTTACATTGGCAATGTAATCGATTAGGTCGTTGAACTCGTTACGGGTCATTGACCATTGGTCATTGTCAATCATTGATGACAATTTCATTTCTAGTATTTGCAGGATACGTTCCCGCTCTACTGCTACTGCATATTCCATTTGATGCTCCTTGTTTGTGTTGGCATTGCTCATCCCTGCTCCTGCCAGACCAGTGCACTATCGTTAGTAATGTCGATACCAAGTGCTCCAAGTGCGTTGATTGCCTTTTGCTCCTGCTCGGCAGGGATAGCGATGTACTCTTCCTGCTCATCAGACCAAGTGTTGGTCTCAGGAGTGAACAGACGGCGAATCCACTCTCGTGAACCATCGCCATCGAACCAGAACTGCTTGGTGTCGTGGTCGTATGCCACGACTAGGTGTGTGTGATTTGCCATTACTCGTCCTCCTCATCTGCGTCGAGTTCTGCTCCTGCTTGTTCGAACACTTCGTACAAGTCAATCAGGTCTTCGTTGTCTTCAATTGCTTCCATGAGAGAATAGAACAAGGTCTTCCATGATGTGTCATCGATTTTGATTTCCATTAGTCACGCACCTCATCTGGTTCGCCAACTTCTAGAACGAATGACACCCCAGCAAAGTTGCTTTCTACTAGGTCAATGATTTGCCCATTGATTTTGGTGTAGATTTCTTCCCACGCTTTGTCTGCGTTGTCTGCTTCAACCTCAATGTCTAGGTTGATTGGCACGTAGTACTTGATTCCCATTTAGTTCTCCTCTTCTTCCTCTTCATCGTTAGGTAGTTCCTCAACGGTGATTGATTGAACGCTTCCGTAGTTGAGCTCGTCAATGTTCCAACCGAACTCCTCGGCTGCACTTGACGACTCAAACTCGTCGTTGTCGCTCTCGTACCAGTACTCTACTAGTACCTTGATGTAGTGCTTAGACATCTAGTCCTCCTCTTCCCACTCGTCTAGGTTGTCAAATGCTTCTCCGCACCATTCTTTTAGAACTCGTGCTATGTCCTCTCCAAACGGGCCGCTGTCCTTTAGGAAGTCAGCGATACGTTCAAAGTCTTCTGCTGAGTAATTGACGTGCTCGGCAATCAAGAACTGAAACACGATTGGCTCGTCTTCGTTCAGGGTTTGCAACAGGTTGATTAGTCTTCCAACTGTCATTATTTGTTCTCCTTAGTACTCGTATTGCGGTTTGAGTGTTTGTGTTGGCTGGTGCTCAGGCTCGCTAGTGCAACACGCACCGCATAGCCCGCAATCTCCGCACCTGTCATTTCTTGAACTTGTGTCGTATTGGTGTCCGCAGTTGTCGCATTCACCTATGTCTACTAGTTCTAGTGCTTCGGTTAGTTGACGATAGGTTCTCAGTAGCATTACTCTGGCAAACCCAGTGACTACATCGTTATCGTCATCTAGCAACTCAGCAACATACCCAAGCAGGATTTCTGCTTCAAGGTCGTTGGCTAGGCGAATAGTTGGTCTACTCACTTTCTTCCTCTTCGTCTTCCCAGTCCTCTTCTTCGAAGTGGTCAGGGTATTCATCTCGCAGGTAATCTTCGATGTCTTGCTTAGATGCACCATTGACTACCATCTTGATGAACGCACCATCTTTGCGTAGTGTGTACACGCCTAGGTAGGTGATGTCGCCCCAGCGGGTGATTGCTCTTTCTAGTTCTTCGAGTGTCATTAGTTTCCGTCCTTTGCTATTGGTGTGTTGTTGAGGATTTCTAGTGCTTCTTTGTAAAGCACTAGGTCGTCGTCTGCCGACCACTTACCTGTTGAGTCGTCGAAGACGGCTTCTTCCTTGTCGAATCTGGCAAGGAAAGTGTCGTCGTCAATGAACGCAGACTTGGCTTCAAGGTCTACGCCTACTACGAAGTAAACGATTTTGCTCATTACTTGTTCTCCAATTCACTTAGGGCAAATGCCGTGTGCTGTTCGTACTTCTCGTCGCTAACCAAAGCAGACATCGAACCGATTAGGTACGACTGGAAGTACACATCGTACTTGTCTACCGGCTCTCGATTACCTGACCGCAAGAAAGCGTTGAACTGTTTTAGGATTGCTTCTTGGTACTTTTCAAACGGGGTCATTACTTGTTCTCCTTTATTTCTAGTATCTGGATTGTTTCGTCGCCGTAATCGTCTCCGCTTACGCCGTATTTCGCACACAACTCTGCGACTGCTTCGTTGAGTTCGTCTTCTAGGCTTGACCACACATCCCAAGGAAGATGGTCAACCATCTCTCGTGTGAGTGTGGACTGCCAACGAATGTTGGAGCGTGTTTCTATCACTCCTGACCTGTAAGCATTGAGACAGGTCTGGCATAGATACTGCTCGTTTACCCAATCACATTCGTAGGAACAGTTGTTGCACACAAAATCAGTCATTTGTTTTCTCCTTAGTACTCGTATGGTGGTTCTTGTGCGGCTGGGTCTACATCCTGCGTTAGCACGGTGCGGGTGAACACTGCTGTGCCCCAGTTCAGGTCGTGTCCTACTGACAACGCTTCAATTTCGACGCTTGTACCGGCACGCTCTCCGTTGTCCCAGTCACGCACTCGCAAATTACCCTGCACTAGCACACGCTCACCCTTGCTGATTGAGCCTACAAGGTTGATTGCTAGTTGGCGGAACGCTGTGATTGTGTACCAGTTAGTTTCGCCATCTACCCACTTGCTCGTGGTTCTGTCGAAACGGCGTGTTGGTACTGCCATACGAAACGAGGTGATTGGCAACCCGTCTTGTGTGACTAGGTGTCTTGGTGTAGTGGCTACTAAGCCTGCTACTGTGGTTTGTTCCATTTGTATCTCCTTATCGTGTGCGTGTATGTTTGTGTCGGGCAGGCACTCACGCACAAGCACCTGCCCGACATTGCAACTAGAACAACTCGTCAGTGGTTGAGAGCAACTCACCCTTGTCGATTACTCCGTAGTCAACTAACTTGATGTAGTTCTCGTTAGCCCAGATGAACAACTCGTCTTTCCACGTCTTCTCTTCGTCGCCGTAGTAGTAGATGTACTCGTGGTCTTTGATGATGGTGTCGTAGATGACGGTGTAGAACTTTGCACGATTGAGCGGCACAACATTGTCAGTGTTGAAGTCGTCTTCGGCATAGTCGTCGTCATTGTCGAACTCGTCATCACGGTCGGTGTTCTTACCGTTGAACGAATACGGGGTGTAGTCGTCGTCCCACTCGTCGTAGTACGCAAACGAAGACCCGATAGTCTTTGGCTTGGCACCGGCTGTCTGGTGGCGGAAGTACGAGTAGTCGTACGAGTAGTCGTTGTACTTAGGTTCAGGCAACATCGACTTGCTCATCACTACGCCATCACGGATGGTGAAGTAGTCCAGCTCGCTGGCTGTCTCCATCCACGTTGGCATTAGGTCCATACTGACAAGCACACGCCATAGCAACTGCTCGGTTGAGCAGAAGATGAATGACCCGTCTTCTACCTGAGCCATAACTAGCGGTGAGTGCTTGTAGCGTGCAAGGTGCATAGTGTTGTGCTCCTTGCGGTTGAACCACGCAATTGCGGCATCACCATCCAACTCGTTGATAGAGTCAAGCCCACGCTGCTCAATGATTGCAGGGATAACACTTGTATCTACATCTGGCAGTGTCATACCCAACTGATTGCGTACTTGGTTGTGGTTGTAAATGACTCCGTTGTGAACCAACGCAATGTCCTCGTTAGGCGAGAGCACTGGGTGATTATTGCGGTTGTCATTGGTTGAGCCGTGAGTGGCTAGGCGGGTGTGCAAGATAACATTACGCACATCCTTTGGCATTGTCTTGAGCGACAGGGTAGAGCCGGTGACGGCTGCTTTGTAGAACCCCATATGCTCATTGTCTTGCCAAGCGAAGCCCGAAGCCATACCGCCACGGTCCTCGATTGCACCCAGCAAAGCGTTCGACAACTGTCGAGGTTTTATCTTGCTGGTCTTACTTAGGCTAAAGCCTGCGATACCACACATAAGTATCTCCTATTCTTCGTATGTGTTTGTGTCGGCTGGCGTGTCTGCCAGCGACTTGTCGGTTGGGAACTCTGAGCCATACTTGCGTAGTACATTGATGACATCAGTGAGTGACTCGCAACTAGTCCAGACACGCTGGTCTAGGTTGAGTCGGGATACATTCAACATCTCTCGGCAGAACCAAGCCCAACGGACTAGGTGCTCGTAGTTGTAGAACGGACCCATAGCACGGAACTCTAGGGTCTGGTGTGCAGCCAAGGCGTGAGTGTTCACATCTTGGTAGCGGTTGACGGGCTGCTCGTGGCAGATGTCAGCAGGTCGTGGCACTCTGCCTGTCTCTTGTAGACGACGCTTAGCAGCAGTCAGCCACCACTGGACATTGTTGCCGGGCATCTCTTGGCAGTAACCGAACACCTTGCGGTGATACAGCGGCTGGATGAACGGAGCAACTACGCCATAGGCAAACAGCACACGGGCTACGTCTGTGACTGTCAGGTCTTCGGCACCAACGTGAACGTGGATACCTGGGGCTGTAGATTGCTCGACATCACCAAGGTCACCGCACAACTGACGCAGACCATTGCTGTTGAAGTACCGCAGGATAGGTGAGACGAACTCTCTTGACTCACCACCACCACTGTTGGCGAAGCAGTCGTCATCTTCGTAGTCGCAGTGGTCACCATTGCAGCAGTCGTCGCAACCACAGTTGCAACCACCACCGGACTCTGGCAGTGAGCCGTCGTACACATCTTCCCAACCACGTGGTCGTGATGTCTGGTTAGCACGAACTGTCTCGACTTCGATACCCCAGCCACGACTTGACTCGGTGCCTGCTTCAGCAATTGGGATGGTTGCCCACATTGCTTCGACAGCCGCTTGGTCAACAACCTTGGCTCGCTCTTTCTTGTCCTGCTTCATCTTGGACCAGAACTGCTCGTAGTTGTTGTACTTGAGCTGCTGCAACACCGCTTCGTCTGTGCCATTGGCACGTGCTTCTAGACGAATGACTTCGTTGCGGAAGTGACGCCAGAGGTCTGCTGATGTTGGGCGATTGCTCATACCAACAATGCCAGCAGCAACTCTGCGGTACATTGACAAGCCGATTGACTTGACCGACCGTGAGTTGCACGGCATCACATACAGCAGGCTCTTGCCGTCAGCAGTAGGTTGCACTGACGAATAGCCTATACCACTGATTGCATCTTGCCAAGCCTTGCGCTCAGCCAACCACTTGGTGCGAACCATAAGCGGCTGACTTGAGTCTGCAATGTAGTCATCAGCAAACTTGTCGCTGTTGACGAACCTGAACACTGCACGGTCGCTGTTGTAGCCGAGTGCAGACGACTCTTCGTAACTCAGCAGCTTGGCTTGGTCGCCAAACAACTTGGCGATAGCATCTACCTTGATGCGAATGATGTCGCTGTTGCCAATGTCATCTCGCATCCACGTAGATTGGATACCTGCGTGGCGGATAGACACGCTATCGTCTGTGTTCAACGACAGCATTGGCAAGAACAACTCAATGTTGCTGGTGATGTGGTTGCTGTGGTCCCACAACTTGGTAATCCAAGTAGCGAAAGCAACTGCATCTTCCTTAGAACTTACATCACGTGGGCTGTCCCACGCTGCACTAAGGATGCGTGCGTCTGTCTTACCATAGACAGACAAACGGGCTTGTGACCCACGCCAGTTGTTCAGCAGATGCCGAACACTTACACCGACTTGTGGGTCAGCGACAACATCTTCGACCGTTAGGTCTGGGATAGTTGGCATTGTTCCTCCTATTTATCTAGTTGACTTAGAACTAGGCTTGTGCCTAGTCCCGCTAGTGTTGCACCCAAGATAAGGGGCACAACACCACTTGCGAATACAGCAAGCCACATCACTGCGACTCCTGCATACGCTAAGACTTTGTAGGCTGTGGTCATCTATGCACCACGCCTTGACTGCCACTCAGAAGATACCTGACCTACACGCAACGCCTTAGTTGGTGCTGGCTTGCGTGGTGCTGGTGCTTCTACTGATACCGCTACAGCCTTGCGGGTCTTGTGTCCCTGAGGCTTGGTGTGCGTGTGATTCTTACGACCCATTTGATTTCTCCTTTTTAGTAGGTCATAACTGACGGGCTCGTCAGGCTAGGCAGATTACCTAGCGACCGAGGATTTCACATCTCGGTTTCGCCCTAGTCTAGTGCGTGCGTGTTTGTGTCGGCACGCCTGCCCGTGTGCGTAGATACGCTGTCCACAACTCTGTGCTCCACTGGCATCGTGGGCAAGAGCAGGTGGGCTTGGCCTCTGTGTTATCCATCCACATAACTACTCGTCAATCTTTGATGACGGGAAGCGAACGAAGATGGTGTAGCCGTCAGGCTCTGAGTTGCGCACTCGAACTTCTACACCATAACGGCGTAGAGCATAGGCAGATGAGGTGTTGACCACCTTTTGGTCAAGTTTTAGCCACACATCAGGGTGCTTCTTGACCTCCGCAATGATTTGCTTCCACTTGGCGTTGCCACCTGGGCCACGCTCTGGGAGTTCTGACTCGCTTGCTACTGTGAACATTTCTGTTCCTCCTTTGTTAGGGTTGCGGCTACACGGATGAGTAGCTCGACTGTTGAGATACCAAAGCCACGGCTTAGGTTCTCCAACATCTCTGGTGTTGGGCTTTTGACTGCCCGCTCCATCTCGGATAGGTGTCCAAGAGAGCAGTGTGATTGCTTAGCGACTTGTCGCAGCGTCAATGCTTGCTCTAAGCGAATGTCACGAAAGGTTCGCCCTAGGGCTACGGCTAGCCTCATTCGTTCGGTACCTCCCTGTAGTTATCGATAGCCCAACCAACTAACGTTTCTGACAGATAGATTGCTTCATCTGAGTTGTCGTAGTTCTCGGCAATTACTGACATCAGTTCTTGCGATGGGGTGATTTCGTCTTCGGCATCTTCATCTGGGCAGAACACCAAGTGCTCTGCTGTGAAGATTGCGCCGATGACAATTTCGTTTGGGTCAAACTCATTGAGGTTCTTGATGAGTTCACCAATGGTAAGCGGTTTGTAGTCGCTCATTTTGTCTCCTTGTTTAGTAGGGCGATTGCTTTGTCGAAGCGGGCTAGGCTGTTGTAGATGCTTAGTTCCTGCATTGCTGCGTGGAATTGTTCTTCATCACCTGATGCTTTCTCTGCCGCTATTTCTTCGGCAAAGTCAGCGTGAATGCTGTCAATGATTGCTTGACGAACTTTGGCAATGTCTTGCTCGGTCATTCGTTCTCCTTAGAGGTTCTGTATTGCTTCGAGGGTGCATCTTGCACACAGGAACATAGACATACCGACAATCCCTTTGAGATTGCTAGTGTCTGTCTTGACTTCTCGACGGCATCCTTTGCAGATGTAGAACGACACTGTGCGTATCTCTACACGCTTAGGTGCTTCGAGATTCAGTCTTTGACCGCTGTTGTCAAGGTGCTTTTTCGCATACTTGACGGCTTCTTCCCAAGTATCTATGGTGAGGATAACTTCTCTGTCTTCACCTAGGACTTCGAGAATGAAGTCTTTCTCTACTTTTTGCTTAAACACGGCTTTCCTTTCTTCTTGCTCATCGGAGGACCATCTTTCCGTCTGAGACACGGCTTACCCAACCCTGAATCTTCTCCTTGATTGGCTCGATGTCTTTGACATCTGCGTAGCCTGGCTTGCTCTTGTCGAACAGGCTTGCTATCTCGTAGATGGTGAGCAGCTCTTCTGCTGTGAAGACTGGCTTTTCAGTCATCTTTCTTCCTTTCGGCTTGCCTAAGAACGCCCCGACTATGCGGGGGGTCTCAGGGGGGCTTGCCCCCCTAGGTAAGAGGGGCTTTGGGGTGTTACTTGTGAGGAGAGAGAGAGAAGAAACATCTATAAGAGACTAGATAGACTCAAACACCTGTCTCTGCCCTCTCTCCCCTGCCACAGGGCTTTGTATGACCTGATAACAGGCGAGGGAGGTGCTCTGTAATCTGGCCATACGACTGCTTACGGCTTGCTTGGGGGAAGCAGTAGCCGAAACGGCTCTGTTGGCGTGCCTGACTCGGTCGTGAACCGGCGGGAGACGAGTGTTCTCTCTCTCCGGTCAGGCTTCCTAGCGTTTGGCTATGCTAGGTTGGCGGTGCCATTACCAAGACGGCTTGCGTCTCGGTTCTTACGCTGTGCTAGGGCGTAGTTTGCTGCTTCAAGGCTTGCTTGGACTGCAAGGAACTTGTTCAGCACACGGGTAAACACTACGTCGTGCTTGTTGCCTAGGCGTACAAGGCGGTCGTAGCGGTCTTTCGCTTTACCACCTTCCATAGCGGTGATTTGAGCCTTCTTGACTTGGCTCTTGGCGACATCGGTGAAGTCGACCTTGGTGAGCATCCAAGACTCTCGCATCTGTGCCAGTCCGTCTCGCAGCTCTTCGAGCATCCAAGTAGGGACATCTGCATAGGCTTGCGCCTGCTTGATGACGGTAGGTGAAACTACCTTGACCGTGATGCCCTTGCGAGCGGTGGTGGTGGTGCGTGTTGCGGTAAGTGCAGACATAATCTGTACCTTTCGATTGGTTTTCGCCTAGCGATTGCTAGACGGCACTAAGTGCGTGGCGGAGAGTGGAGTTGCACCACTCAGTCCCGTGTTTTGTTCACGGGCGTACCTCACCCGCCAGCCAAACGATTACTCCATAGGCTAACCAAACCTCACCAGACGGCACGCCGAAGCGTGGCCACTCCGTCAAGCGGTAATCGAGCAAACAACCGACAACACTCACGCTGGTGAGTTGCCACGAAACCCGACTAGGCGAGAGTGTGGCGAAGCGTGAGAGTGTCGGCGTAGCCGTGGCTAGACCGCCTAGCGGTCTGCCCGTTGCCGATAGTCCCAAGATAAGCGGTCGATTATTCCCCCCTAGGGTTAGAATGGATAACAGAAAGATAACGGTCAGGTGAAAAACACAGGTAGTGCTTTATTTTTCAGGCAGTAGCCCTAAAATGGTGGTTATGGCTAAAGAAGAGACTCCGACCCCAGGTAATCCTGAGGACGCCCCTGCACCTAAGCGTGGTAGGGGTCGCCCCCGTAAGGAGCGTACTGCTGAGGAAATTGCGGCTATGAAGCCCAAGGACCGCCCTGGTGCTCGTTCGCAGCGTGATAACTACTGGAAGAAGGTTGACCAGCAGGATTTGGAGATTCGTCAGGGTACTCGTAAGCGTCGCTCTAACATTCCTATCCCTGATTACTGGATGGACCCTCGCAGCTCGTATCAGCGCCGTCAGGATGCTGCTCGTGGGGATTTCCCTACTGACCGTACTTTTTTGAATGCGAAGGACAGGGATTCTGTTGGTCACACTCATTCTTGGTCTTTGCATAAGACTATTAACTTTTTGAAGGAAGACCACCGAGATTCGCACTTCCAGACCATTCAGGTGCCTAATGACGGGTCTACTACTACGAAAATGCGTAACTATTTGGCTGGTAAGAAGGCGGAAGCGGAGTATGCTTCGGGTGGTTCGCACCGTTTTGAGACGGTTCAGGCATCTCCTGGGGTGTTTAACATCTACAGGACTCCTGCCAAGTGTGCTAAGTGTGTAGGTTAAGTTAAGGACGCCCCTGTAATCATGACTGCTGATATTTTACGCCCTTGCCCTGATTGTGGCCAGACTCTAATCGCTTCTTCTACCTATAAGCAGCTCCCAGCCTTGGTGGCTAGGGGTGCTAGGCCTTTCGCCCACACCTGGATGCACCGTAATCCTCTGCATGATGAAGGTTGCTACGCTGTAGAGGACGGGTCAATCGATGCTCACCCTGCAGCTCCGGTTCCTGCTGAAAAATTGGCGCAAGTAATTAACGTAGATTTCAAGAACAAGAAGCGGTTAGACTAGTACCACCTAGATAAAGGAAAGAATTCATGGCTAAGAACCTAGAAGACATGGCTACCCCACACGAAGCAGGGCTTATCAGTGGCGGTTTGGCTGCATCGGTTGCCGGTGCTATGGGAGCAGACCTTCCTCAAGCACTGCTTGTCGGTGGACTAACTTACGGTGTTGCTCGTGCAGGTCAGCATCTTCGTCGCTTCACCAAGGGTGGACCAAGCGTCAAAGAGAGTGTCAACCCAAACCTCAACAAGCACCAGAACTGGAATGGCCGCTAAACAGCCACAGGAGCCCCGTAGACGGCTTTTCACAAGATAGTCGGGGCGAACTAAGGTTAACCCCCAAAAAGTGGCGGGGGCGTGAAAAAAGCCTCGGCTTTGGTAAAGGATAGATAATGGCTAGACCTAGTTTTGGTCCTGGATGGGCTAGACGTGCAATCAAGGCTTCTAATAAGCGTGTTGCTGCTAAGAAAGCTCAGGAGGCTGTGAAGGCTCAGGCCCCAGTCAATCGTAATGCTAGTCGTCAGTTATCGTCTACAGCTCGTTGGGCTATTCAGAACCCAGACCTTGCAGCGTATGACAACGACGGCAATCCTGTAGACAAGAGCGTCTGGTTCGATTAAACGCTTGACAAGAGTCAAGTAATCCCCCATAATTGATACAGACGTGCCAATCGGGCGTCTTAAACTAACACTGTGCTTCGGGCAGTAAACGCCAGGGCACAGTTATCGTCGAAAGAGATAACATGAACTACCGTGAAGATGATTTCTATCCACCTCGTCCAGATGACTGGAAGAAACCAAAAACCCCTCAGGACCCTCGTATTTCGCCTAGGCAGCCTTATACTCCTGAACATGTAAAAACTAATCCACCGCTTATTAACAAGCCGCTCACCATCGCAGACCTGTTCCCACGCATTGACCGTTGGGGCATTGGACTGCTTGATGAACTAACCTCCCTAAAGTCTATTGCTGACTCTAAGCCTGCCTACCCTCCTTACAACATCATTAAAGATGGAAACAAGTGGGAGATTACTTTGGCGGTTGCCGGATTCCGTAAGCACGAACTCGAGGTCGAAGTGCAGGAAAGCACATTAACTGTGCGCACTAACCCTGCTACTGACTTTGAAGGTGAGGACATCCGTGAGGTTGTCTTCCAGGGCATTGCTCAGCGCAACTTCGATTTGAAGTTTGCTCTGGCAGAACACGTCGAGGTTAAGGGTGCCGAGCTTAAGGACGGTTTGCTTGTCGTTAAGTTGGAGCAGAAGCTTCCTAAGGAGAAGCAGCCGAAAGCGATTGAAATCAAGTAAGCCTTGACAAATCCTACAGGGGCGTTCTAAGATTGACCTGTTACTTGGGTTCCTCTCACTCATCACCTCTGTAACACTCTCGGTACGGGAGCCTCAGCGTTTACCTCCTTTCTCGCTGGGGCTCCTCTCCTTGACCATTAGCTCAGAGGCAGAGCAGGGAGCTGTTAACTCCAAGGTCCCAGGTTCGACCCCTGGATGGTCAGCCAGTTGCTATACTTAGTGTTCGACAACAAGGAGCACAAATGGCATTACCTAAAAAGGTGCAGATTGGCACCCAGACTTGGGACATCGTAGAGAAGCCCCGCAATCGTGATGGCATGCTAGACGAGGGCAGTTACGGCTATAACCTAAGCCGAGAAAATCTTATCGTCATTGAGAGCACTGCTGCTCCTAGTCGTAAACGACAGACGCTCTTGCATGAAATCCTCCATGCCATTAAATTTAGTTTTGGTAATCCTGTCACTCCTAAGAAGGGTGAGGATGCCGATGTGTGGGAGCACTACTACATCGCAATGTATGAAGAGGGCGTTCTTCTTGTTCTTCGTGACAACCCGGACGTTCTCTCTTACTTATTAGAGAAAGAATAAAATGATTGACATTACCGCCGAACAGTGGAGCGAAGAAGTTCAGGATGGTGGTTTGGTTCTTGTAGACTTTTGGGCTACTTGGTGCCAGCCATGCAAGATGATGCTTCCTGTTTTCCAGAAGCTTGAAGAAGAAACTCCTAGCCTAAAGATTGTTAAGGTCGATGCAGATAACAACGCAGACCTTGTAGAAGAATTCGGAATCAGTAGCATCCCTACAATGATTCTGTTTAAAGACGGAGAACTCGTCTGGACCCTCACCGGCGCTAAGCCACTCGGAGTACTAACAGAAAAGGTAGCCCCTTATGTCGACTAAGAAAAAAGATAAAGACCTTGCACACGCAACTAATGTTTGGGAGCGTGAGCAGCTTCACGTTGCTGGACTTCTTGGGGAAGTTGAGAAGTCTGCGTCAATCATTGACGGACACCGCAACGAACTAAGTGACGAGCAGTACATGGAGCTCGTCGACAAGATTGACGAACGTCGTGCAGAAATTGCAGAGTACTTGTTGAAGTGCCGTGACAAGTACGTACAGAAGTGCCACGACCTTGGTGTAGAGCCTGTTCTTCCTGCGGAGGAGACCAATGCCTAGTTATGAATACAAATGCCAAACCTGTGAGCAGACTATGAATGTTGTCCGCAGCATCCACGATGACGACCCTGGCTACTTCTGTGGCAAGTGCAACAAGCCTATGATTCAGGTCCTTGGAGGCGTGGCGTTGTCGTTTAAAGGCGGCGGTTGGGCCCATAAAGAATAACTCAAGTTAGCATCTTGTGACCCTAGCGCATCTGTGCTAGGGTTTTCTTTACAACTGAATAGTGGTGCGAAAAAGCTCGTACAAGAAACGACCAAGAACTAAACAACAGTGAAAGGTAGGTCGCCTAATGAAAAAGCTCATTGCAGTTAGTGTTATTGCACTAGTAATGACAGGATGTTCCGCAAGTGTCGGGATGTCGGCAGAGGCTAGTGCAGTAGCCGTTAAGCAGGTTGTGAAACCTGCACCTGAACTAATGGACAAAGTCACTTTGATGGCTGAAGGACAGAGAGTTCAGTCAGTAGTAAACAAACTAGAAAAGCGTATTGGCAAAACATGGTACGTGTTCTCTGGTGCAACACCTAGTGGGTGGGACTGTTCCGGTCTTGTCTACTGGGCTTATCAGCAGTTAAGAATTGAAGTACCGCACTCAGCTAACAAGCTGGGTCACCTAACCGAGGGTGTAAAAGACCCGAAGGTTGGAGACATCGTGGTATGGGGCTACAAAGGCTCCAAGTCTTACTACCACGCAGGAATTTACATCGGTGATGGAAAAGCAATTCATGCAGGATTCCGTAAGGGAACTACGACGCAGATTATCTCGTTGGATTCCCCATCGTTCAAAGGAAGCACAGTTAAGTTTGTGCGATTAATAGAAACTCTCTAAACATTAGGGGTCCCGAAAGGGACCCCTTTTGCTATTCTATGAGTATGTTAAGTCACCAGTTTGAGAACTTCACCCCGCACACATACGGTGCGCTAGGTGACGAGGGTATCGCTATGTCGTATGACCGCAAGTTTGACGGCCCTGGTAGCCAAACAAACAAGTTTGAGGGCATGGGCCCAGAGAAGGAAGCGTCTGCTTCTGAAGTTGAATACACGGGGCACCAGTAATGCAGCAGCAGCGTCAACTAAACGATAAGGCTACCGGGATGTTTGGTGGCCCTCGTAGGGGCGTAGGACAGTATTTAGACCAAGGCTTGGCACAAGTCAGTGGGGTAACCTACGGAGGCGGAGGCCTTGGCTGGTATTGGGACGGTTACCCTAATGTAACTGGAGGACTTACCGAACTAGACCCTAAAGCAACAGACACGGGGTCAAACTTGAGCGCAGCTCAATCAGGACAATACTACGGTTCACAGACAGCAATTGATGCTGGTCTAGATGGCGCACCAACTGGGTCAAGCGTTGGCGGCACAGCCGCTAGCTAAGAAGGAAGTACACCCAACCAGCAATGGTTGCGCTATAACCGAATAAACGAAGTTTTTTAGCGAACTTATCTTTTGAGCCGTAAGACAGCAAAAAAAGAAAAGTCATAAAAAGGGTGCACAGCACCAGCCAGCAGAGTAGGAGAAATCTTATCATAAGATTATTTTACACTCACAGACCTGCCACGTGCAAGTGGAAGGAAACCCCGACAAGGTAACGAGACAGGGGGTGCTGGCAGAGGTGACCAGTGCCCCCTGGTTAACTTAGGAGACAATGAATCGACTGCGTAAACTCGCAGCATCATTTGGAATACTAACTGTTGTTTTTGGACCGCTCCTATTCGCCACACCAGCGTACGCAAGTACAACTATTCAGTTCACTTACTACTGGACTGAACACAACTTCACGTTTACCGACGAAATAGTAACGGTAGTCGTTACTAACGACATCACGAACAAAATCGGATTTGACGGTGAGGTCATTGACTCCTACCGAATTACCCTAGGCTCCCAGGTTATTGAAGTAACCGAGAAGCACGCAGCCCGTACATACACGTTTGAGATTACTGGCACCCAGACTCTAAAGCTAGAGGGCATCGATAACGGCTACTGGAGCGGCAACTATGGCCCAATCATGGAAGTCAGTTCTACTCCGCTAGTTGTACCTGAGCCAAACTGGTGGGCACAGGAGAACTGGGAAGGCGAGTCTGTCACTCTGACCGCACCTGAAGGCTGGGAGTTTGCTTACGTCCGTGGCTGGTACGGCTCCCCAACCGACTGGAACTGTGGCCTTGATGTGTCTGAAATTATGGGCACCTACATGCTCGGTCAGACCACGGCCACTATCCCCCTAGATAACGGGACATTTGGCGACCCTTGTGGCGGCGTGGTCAAGGTGACCCGTTTTACTTGGGGCATTGTTCCTCTTCAAGCCACTCCTGTAGTTGAGCCAACTCCAACTCCTACACCTGTCCCAACACAAACACCGGAGCCTGTAGTGCCGCCTGTTGTGGTTCCAACTCCTGAGCCTACTCCTGAGCCAACACCTACACCTACGGAGGAGCCAACAGTTGACCCGACGCCAGAGCCTGAACCCAGTGTCACACCTGAACCAAGTCCAGCGCCTTCGCCGTCCGAGGAGCCTGTTGAAGAGCCAACAGCACCTGAGCCCGAACCGACACCAGAACCAGAGCCGAGCAATCCCACCGAAGAATCCGTTGCCCTAATCGAGGACTTGACTGCGGTTAAGCCGGAAGAACTAACTGATACTGAAATTGAAGAACTTGTATCTGCGGCTGAAGAGGTCTTGGCTAACACAGAGCAGGGCTCTCCAGAATACGAGCAGGCCCTTGAAGCCTTGGCAGTAGCCGCAGTAGCGGATGACCCGGAGGTCTCAGAAGAACTTGCCGCTGTCCCTGTGGTTGGAGCAGTAGCCACCGCTGTGCTTGAGTCTTTCAACGCCCTTGGAAACGTCGGTGCTGACATGGCCCCTGCGGTCCGTGAAGAGGCTGAGAAGACCGTTATTGCGTCTGTTATTGCAACAGGCGCAGCAGTTCAAGCAACCGTAGGAGCGGCTACAGCAGCCGCTGCCGTGGCAGCAGCACCAACATCTGGAGGAACTACAGGTGGCTCGTCTGGTGGCGGAGCAGTTTCAGCAGAATCAACTATCAGAAGGAAAGAACAATGAAGAAATTCATAAATGACCTACTGGGCCAGGTGTGGACCTTGCTCGGTATGTTCGTTGCATGGGTAGTTCTCGAAGGGTCTGCGAAGACCATCGTGGGCTATTGCATTATCGGAACCCTAGCCCTGTGGTCGGTAACCTACCGTCTACGCAATCCGAAAGAGTGATGCCTTATGTCTTGGCTCACTTATTGGACTAGGTACTGGATGTATTACCACACTCCTAAATACAAAGACATTCAAAAACTTGCATTCGAGGAAGCAATCGCATACTACGAAGACAAGACGTGGACTCGCCAGGAATTCCAAGCATTTCAGCAGGGATTCATGAGGGCGTATCGACGTGCATTCGCTAAAGCAGAACTTGCTAAGGAATTAGCGCAGTTAAATTTGGCACAATAACCGACAATAGATAAATACCCGAAAGGAACAACATGGCTTTTACTCCATGGAAACTACCATTCTCTGAAAAGAAGGTAACCGAGCACTACGGTGAAATGAGTGCATTTCGCAAGAAGAACAAGATGCAGCCACACTCTGGTACTGACTGGGCTATGCCTGGTGGAACCAAGATTCCAGCCGTTGGTAACGGTCGAATCAAGTTTGTTGGTGAGTCAAAGATTCTAGGTCACGTAATCGTTCAGTCAGTTGCGGACAAAGAAGGCAACATCTGGTACATCGGGTACTGCCACCTACAGAAGGCTCCTACCCTAAAGGTTGGTGACCCAATCAAGGTTGGCGAAACTATCGGCCTTGTAGGAACAACGGGCACCGCCTCATCTGGAAATCACCTTCATGCCACAGCCAGCCGCAAGGTAAAGGGTGTATTCGGTGTGACTGCTGACAAGGTTGACCTTGTCAAGCTGACTAACAAGAACTCTACTCCAGCAGCAGTAGCTGCAGAAGGAACTAAATAATGAAAGACCTTATTAAACAAATTGTTGCCAGAGCAATTGGTTTGCTATTTGCAACCTTCTTTGCTGGCACTGGTGTTGGCGCAATCGCTACCGACGGTGACTGGGTACTTGGTTCGCTTATTGGTGTGGGTTCAGCTTTCGCTGTTGTTCTTACCACCATTGGTGTGACCCTTGCTTGGTCAGGAACTTTGAACCCTCAGGACATCGCTAACGCTTTCCGTGCAGCGGTTGCCAAGGCCGCTGAGGGTAACGAAAACCTAGAAGCAGCACTGAAAGTTAAAGAAGACGGAAACTTCGATTTCGACGACGTCAACTGGGATTCAGACGACGACTTGAACGAAGACGACGACGATGATGACGCATCTGTCGCTCCTGGAGAAGACGCTAAGTAATGATGAAACGTACGCTCCTGACCCCAAACAACCGTAAAAAGGTTAGTTTGGGGTCGGAGTTTACCCAGGTTATGAGAGCAGAAGATAGGTCTCCAACTAACAGGCAAACAGCGTTTGCTTGGGCTAGACGAGGGCGACAAAACTCAGAGGGATTCGGTGGCGGTAACCGAGTTGGTCGGAGATAACCCGGTGAACGAAGTTACTATGTGGGCGACCACTATTATTGCCGTGGGAGGCGCTGTGGGCGTTATCTGGAAACTTACCAGACCAATCATCCGAAAGACCCAAAACCTTCTCAACTCTTTGGACAAGTTTGTTCGTGACTGGGAAGGTGAGGAAGAGGCTCCAGGTCGAGCTAAGGTTCCTGGTGTTATGGAGCGCCTAAACCGTATTGACGGTGAACTTAAGCACAATGGCGGTTCTTCTATGAAAGATTCGCTAAAAAGAGTAGAAAAAAAGTTAAACGAGATTGACGCTCGCCTAGAAGACGGCAATCAAATGTTTAAGAGTTTAGACAGCAGACTAGGCACAGTAGAGGATAAATTAGACTCATGAGTAAACAACCTTACAAGCTAGGCAACGGCGGCACCGTAGGCGGCACTGTCGCTAAGGCAATGGCGGATGTCGGCACAGCCATCTCTGACGGCGTGCAAGCAGTGTCCAGTGTTAAAAAACACCAAGCTGGATTGGCTCACCTCGCTAGTGAGGCAGAGCTAGACCGTGCTCATGACATTCACACATTGAGTATGGGTCACGAGCACGAAGCCCGTATGCATCAGCTAGGTACTGAAAGTGCTATTCAAATGATGAGTCACGCAGACTCTTTAGGAGCAAAAGCACACGCTCGTGGACAGAACATGACTATAAGTGCTACACCTACTAGTGTAGAGTACGGAACCAGCAAAGGGCGTAAACCTGTTGTTGCTGCTCCAGAAGCACTACCTACTTCACGTGTGACTGGGGCAGGCAAGATGAGCACGTTTGCTGAGCGCAAAAAGGCAGGAGCAAACACCGGCAGTGCTCCTTGGGCGGGTAACTCAACCCGTTCTGCGGGCACTCTACGCCGAGTGACTCGAGCAAACGCTACTAAGAAGAGTGCAACTGCAGCTGCTAATCAAGCTGCCGCTGCTAAACCGGCTAAACCAGCCAAACCAGCTAAGCCAAAGCCAGCATCTTCTAAGAAGCCAGCAGCGCCAAAAGGAGCAAAGTAAAAATGTCAAAATGCGCTAACTGCACATCAGATGCACTATACGTTTACGAAGTAACAGACTCATTCAACATCCCTTACTGCCAGTACCACCTTCCTGTGTTTCTAAACAAGTTGCAAAAGTCTGGTCTTCTAAAGACCACTGCAGAGTTTGAAACTTTGAAGGCGGAAGCACTTGAGGCAGTAGCCCCTAAGTCTTCGAAGAAGAAGACCGAAGAACCTGTTGTGGAAGAGGTTACGGAACCTGCTGTAGGCGAATAATGCCTATCATCAGGAAATTTGCTGTTCAAGGACACGATGTTCCAAGAGGACCTTATCGTGCTCATGGACCGTTTCCACCAGAGCTTTATCATGCTGCTAACATAGAGTATGAGGATTACGAATCGGACTCGCTACACGAGGCCCTAGACGATGTGCGGTTTTTCCGTTGCAGATTCTGTGGTGACGTTCTTTACGAAAATGAACTAGATTCACATGATTGTGAAGACGAAGAATAAGTTTCCCCGTGCACGGGAAAGAACCAAATAACTCTCTAGAGAAAGAAAAATAATGGCAACTAATGAAAACGGAAACCTGCTCGACACCGCAGGTAACGTCGCTGTTGACTTTGTATGGGGTAACTTCCCACTACAGCCAAACGACGTTCGTGAAGAGAACGGCGGCGAGCTTCTTGACGCTACTCTTGACAACCACTCAATCGCTTACGAAGGCTGGAACGGCTACCCACTTTACACCCCTAACACTGAGGGTGCAGAAGGCGCTGGCTTCATCGTAGTTCCTTCAGTAATCGGCCAGACCACCGCTAACGCAACCGACATCCTTGAGGATGCAGGTCTTGTTGTTACTGTTGGTACTGCAGCAACTAACGCTGCTAAGGACATCACCCGATTCAACGCAACTAGCGCAACTAGCGCAGTTGTTTACACCACCTCAGCAAGCACCGCTTACCCAGTAGGTACTAAGTTGGCAATCGCCCTTGGAACCGCTGCTGGCTCGTCCCCTGTTGCAGTACCTGCTTACGCAGTTGGCACTTGGACCGTAACCGCTGCCACTTCAGGTAACGTAACCGTATCGGGTACTGGCTTCACCGTAGCAGACACCACTGGCATCAACTCAACCGGTTCGTTGACCGGTGTTGCTGGAACCATCAAGACCCAGTCAGTTGCCGCAGGCGCTGACGAGAAGTCTGTTGGTGACGCAATCAGCATTGTTGCTTATGCTGCTGCTAGCTAATTAGCCCCATAAATAAACCGTGCTGCCGATAAACTGGTAGCACGGTTTATTTTATTTAAGGAGTATGATGGCAGACCCAAAGCAGCCACCTGTCGGATACGACAGCGCAGAGCTAGTGCGTCTACAGACCATCTTTAACTCTCAACAGTTTGCGCAGTCTGCCGACTTAGACGGCGTAACTTATGACCCGTACAGCGAAGATGACTACGAGGAACCGCAGCAACAAGGTGCGGAGGACATTGACGACAGGGCTCCGGCTCGACTAACTGACGTACCTACGTCTTCTACCAACTTCAAGAAGCCTCGCACAGTAGCCGCTGGTTACGACAACGCTAGACAAGTTCTGACCGTCATGTTCCGAGATGGAACTTTGTGGAACTACTACGACGTAACCAAAGACGAGTGGATTAAGTTTCACGCATCTATCTCTAAAGGTAACCCATTCATTAATAGGCAGTTCTTGTCCAAACCACAGGGGCTAGCAGACCTAAGCGGAATTAGCGACGACTTCTTATCCCAGCTCCAGCTCATGGCTCGTACCAACCAGTTTAGGTATAAGTCTCGTCGAGCCACCCTTGACCCATACGGCAAAAAGATTTATGGAGTCACTAAGTCTGCGCAAAGTAAATCCCAGCTTAACCCTCGAAGCGCAACCTCCAGAGCGTTGTCAAAAGGCAAGGGAGTCAACCCTTCTAAGGGCGGAAAGCCACCAAAAAGAAAGTAAACTAGGAACATGCCAAAGGTTCACAACATCGGAAAACAACGTTTTGTACAAATTGTACATTTTCCAGTCGATTGGAAAAACAAGTTAGTGGTGCGTGGATGGACTCAAGAAATTGAAGAACCATTTCGTACTGCTGAGCCGTTCATCTTTAGACTGCCTAAGCACATGGCTTTTGTGTATGGTAGATGGACAGGCGCACAACCAGACGAAGAAACTGCACTAAATCGAGCACTAGAAGGACGAGTACTAACAGATGAAGATTTTGAAGAAGGATGGGAAGCCCCAGCCTACAAAGCTACAGAAGAGGATTTCTGGGCTGCAAACTCATGACCTGGTCATGTGGGTGGAAACTACGTTGTACGGAATTGGCAAGGCAGTAGCCGGAATGGGCGCTAAAACCGTGGAAAACTACGCTGTAGCGGAAGAGAACGCAGAAGCGTTACTAGAAATTATTAGAGAACTTAAGAGGCGTGCAGAGTAATGTTTGAGTACGACGACGAAGAAGACGACGTTCAACAATTTGAAGAAATTAACCCGAGTTTCTATCTAGAAGACCACGGAGTTGAAGAAGAGTTTGAAGAAGATGAGAACGAACTTGACCAAGAGTTTGTTGACCGTCTAATCGATAAGATGATGCAATTCATGCACGTCTTGGTAGGCCACGACCTACACCCATACCAGAAGCCTCTGGCTAGAAGAATTATCGAGGCTGTCCTTATTGGTAAGGGTGACGAAATCACCGCACTTGCTTCACGTCAGTCTGGTAAGTCGGAAACAGTAGCTGACACAGTAGCCATGCTCATGGTGCTGCTACCTAAGTTGGCTAAGATTTACCCTAAACTTCTTGACAAATACAAGGATGGTTTGTGGGTGGGCTTATTCGCCCCTACTGAAGGTCAGGCAGAAACTTTGTTTAGCCGAGTTGTTACTCGCCTAACTTCTGAGACTGCCCAAGAAGTTCTGGGTGACCCGGAGATTGATGACGAGGCAAAGAAGATTGCCGGTGTAACTAAGACTATCAAACTTAAAAACTCTGGCTCTATGATGACCATGATGACGGCAAACCCTCGTGCAAAGATTGAGTCGAAGTCGTTCCATCTTGTAGTTATTGACGAGTGCCAGGAAGCGGACGACTTTGTAGTGGCCAAGTCAATTACTCCGATGTTGGCTTACTACGCAGGAATCATTGTTAAGACCGGTACTCCTACCACATCTAAGAACAACTTCTACAAGTCTATCCAGCTAAACAAACGAATCCAAACAGGCCGTGGTAAGAAACAAAATCACTTCCAATGGGACTGGAGAGACGTCGCCAAAGTAAACGAAAACTACGGCACATTTATTTCTAAAGAAAAGCTACGTATTGGAGAGGACTCCGATGAGTTCCAGATGTCGTATAACTGCAAATGGCTTCTTGAACGAGGCATGTTTGTTACAAGTGGACTCATGGATGAGCTCGGTGATACTTCGCAAGAGCTGGTCAAAGTCTGGCACCAAACCCCTGTTGTGGTCGGAATCGACCCTGCTAGAAAGATGGACTCCACTGTTGTCACAGTTGTCTGGGTTGACTGGGACCGTCCAGATGAGTTTGGCTATTTCGACCATCGAGTACTCAACTGGCTGGAACTACAAGGGGATGACTGGGAAGAGCAGTATTTCCAAATTGTTAACTTCCTTTCGAACTATGACGTTCTGGCAATCGGAGTAGACGCCAACGGTGTTGGTGACGCAGTGGCCCAGCGCCTTAAGATTCTTATGGGGCGTGCAGAAGTGGTGTCTGTCACCTCTAGCCAGTCAGAGCAGTCCAAGAGGTTTAAGCACCTGCAGGCACTCATTCAGCGTCGCTCGTTGTCTTACCCGGCGCACGCTAAAACTAGGCGTTTGCGTGTGTGGAAGCGTTTCTACCAGCAGATGACAGATGCCGAAATCCAATACAAAGGCCCTAACTTTATGGTGGCAGCACCGGATGAGGCCTACGCTCACGATGACTTTGTCGACTCTTTGGCGATTGCTTGCTCTCTAACACAGGAGCTTGTCATGCCGTCGGTAGAAGTCAACTCAAACATGTTTTTCTAAAAAGTTTGAGTTCAGTGTGCAAAAAGCCCAATAACACGAGAAACTAAGTATTGGAAACAGTCGACTTTCCATTCCCTATACATAAGGAGTCCCCATGGGTATCGGTCCTACACCTCAGTTCCCAGAGCGTGCACCTCAAGTTTACGAGCGCAAAATGGCTGGTAATCTAGAGCGTCGTGGCCCACTTCGTTTCGAAGAGGGTGTCGCTACTGACACTGACGTACCAAACGATTTCCAAGTTGGTATCATGAACGGCTTCGCAGCCGCTCCTGGTCGTCCAAACCGTAATGCACCAGTATGGCAGAAGCCAGCTGCTGAGACTCTCTCAGAGCGTGCACACGTCGGTTCGGCAGCATGGATTGAAGCACCAACCTTCCTTGGCGAGTTTGCTCACGGTTCTTACTCACAGAACGCAGAGCAGATTGTTGAGACTAAGGTTGTTTCGGGTGGACGTGCAATGCGTCTTAACCCAACAGTCGTAAACGACTAGTACGCTTGTTGGTCACCTCGCCCGTAAGGGCGGGGTGCTAACAATCTTGGAGGAGAACAAATGGCCGATGTGCCAGTAAACGAAAAGCTGTACGCCATGGTGGTTTCACAAGCCAAGGCTAAGTACCGCATTTACCCATCCCCAGGTGCTTCGCACTGGGTTCACCGCCGCTATCTAGAGCTTGGCGGTAAGTTCATCGATTCTGAAGAAATTGCAAAGCGCAAAGAAATGCTTCAACGTTACCAGGAAGCCAAAGCTAAGGCTCGAGGTAAAGGCGATGACGAAAAGGAAAAACCAAAGGCCAAGAAGGATAAGAAGTAATGTCGTTTCTTGACTTTTCTCCACCTAGCTATCGTGCAGCGTCTTCTGACCTTACGATTTCTATTTCACCTCTCGGCCTTGTCGAGTTGGCTGACGAAGAGTTTGAGGTCCACGGTCCTCGTCTAAACCGTTACTCGCTCAACTGGGCAATGTACCTTGGTCACCACTGGGGCTACCGCCGTGAGCAGGGCGAAATGCAAATTTCGATTAACTACTACCGTGCGTTCCTAGACTACCTAGCACGCTTTACTTTTGGTAACGGTGTTCACTTCCGTTCTCCTAAGGCTACTGAAGCGATTGTTCCTGACCGTCTACAGCGTGTTTGGGAAATAGACAACGACAAGCAGCGTGTGCTGTTCGAAATGGCGCAGACTGGTGGAATCACTGGTGACTGCTTTGTAAAGATTGCTTACGAAGAAGCTTGGGAAGATGGCATTGGTCGTATTCACCCTGGCCGTGTTCGCATCCTTCCTTTGAACCCTGCGTTCTGCTTCCCTGAGTTCCACCCACACGACCGTACTCGTTTGCTTCGTTTCAAGCAGAAGTACCGTTTCTGGGGAACCTCACTTGAAGGAACTCGTCAGGTCTTTACTTACACTGAGATTCTTACCGATGACATCATCGAAGAGTACGTCAACGACGAGCTTATTGACTCACGCCCAAACCCACTAGGTGAGATTCCAGTTGTCCACATTCCTAACATTCCAGTTTCCGGTTCACCTTGGGGACTGTCAGACGCACACGACATCATCACCATCAACCGTGCGTATAACGAAATCTCTACTGACGTAGCAGACATCATCAACTACCACGCTTCACCTGTGACTATCATCATCGGTGCTAAGGCGGCTAACCTTGAGAAGGGTGCCAAGAAGGTTTGGGGAGGTCTTCCAAAGGACTCTCAGGTATTCAACCTTGAAGGTGGCGGTGCTGGTATCCAGGGTGCTCTTGAGTACCTAGACCGTTTGAAGATGTCAATGCATGAACTCATGAACATTCCTGAGACTGCACTTGGTCAGGCACAGCCTATCTCTAACACTTCTGGTGTTGCTCTTTCTATCCAGTTCCAGCCTCTGATGAACCGTTGGACCCAGAAGAAGGCACAGTACGGCGCTGGTCTTGAGAAGATTAACGAACTAATCATGCTCAACCTTGCGGTCAAGGAACCTGAGACTTTCACTTACAACCCTGACGTAGATGGCCCAATCAAGGATGGTCAGCTACCTCAGCTTGACCCGAATGACCCGGTCACCTACCAGTCTTATGCACATTTCCCACCACCGCTACCTTTGGACAAGTTGGTTCTTTTGAACGAGCTTTCACAGAAGATGTCGATGGGGCTCGAGTCTAAGGAAGGTGCTCTACGTGCCCTTGGCGAAGAGTTCCCTGAAGAGAAGCTCGAAGAAATCCGCTCTGAACTTATTGCAGACGCTGAGTCTGAAGGTGCTTTGAACCTAATCAAGGCGCAGATTACTAAGCAGCTCATGGACCTAACTGGAATGATGGTTGGACCGGATGGTTCGGCCACTCCTATGGACCCAATGCAGTTGGGCGATGGCGACATCCTTGGTGATGGTCAGCTAGGCCCTGCTGGCACAGAGACCCCTGAAATGGCTGACGCTGCTGCGCAGCAGAACATGGCCGCTGAAGAGGAAATCCGAAATACTTTGGTAACCCAGGCATACGGAACTAGAATCCCTCAACGTGCGGTGGTTGACAAAGAGTAAAAAACTTTGGTTTAGCGAGAAATTCGTTTGAAACTTTGCTGAACTTAAACTATAACTGACAAGGTCAAGTGGCACTAATTCGGAAAACGACCCATAGAATGAAAAGAGAATCCCAATGGATGAAAACACCACAGAAGTAACTGAGGTTACTGAAGTACCTGCAGCAGTTCCTGCAGAGGAGAACTACCTTCCAAACACTGACAAAGTGGCTGAAGCAATTCAGAAAGCACGTGCTCAGGAGAAGGCTAAGCTTTATCCTCAGGTAGAGAAGCTACAGGAAGAACTTGCACTACTCCGTTCAAAGGAGCAGGAGCGAGAGGCTAAAGAAGCCGAGCGCAAAGCAGCTCGCCAAGCCCGTGAGGCTGAAGCGGCAGCAGAGCGCAAAAAGCAGGAGGAAGCCGAACTTGAGGTTCGTGACCTTCTTGCAAAGAAGGAACAGGAATGGCAGGCGGAACTCAAGCGTGAGCGTGAGGACCGTGAAAAGGCTTTCGCTCTTCTTGAGCGTGAGCGTGAATTCCAGGAACTTAGCCAGTACCGCCAGCAGCGTCTTGAGGCTGAGCGTGACAGCATCATTCCAGAACTGATTGACCTTATTTCTGGAAATTCTAAGGATGAAATCGAGCAGAGCATCCTTGGTCTTAAGGAACGTTCTGCGAAAATCTTCGACTCGGTTGCGCAAGTTGCACAGCAGAGTCGCAAGGAAATGGTAGGAACTCGTATTACGAGCCCTGCTTCTGGACCCCTCGACAACGACTCGGACTCACGACAGTACTCACCAAATGACATTAACAATATGTCTATGGCAGATTATGCGAAGAACCGTGCCAAGCTACTTGGTACAGCAGGTAATAACCGTGGACAGGGATTGTTCGGTAATTAATAACCAAACCCGACCGTCTTTGAAAGGACATAACTAATGGCTTCTGCTATTACTGGTTCGTCCCAGCTCGCTGGTGCACCAACCGCTTACTCAGGTTCGAACAGCCAGCTTTCGCAGGCTATTCAGACCATCTGGTCAAAGGAAATCCTATTCCAGGCTATGCCAATCCTTCGCTTCGAGCAGTTCGCTGTTAAGAAGACCGAGCTTGGTGTTGCACCTGGTCTACGTGTTAACTTCCTACGTTACAAGAACTTCGCAGTGGACCCAACTCCACTAACCGAAGGTGTACGTATGACCACCAACGCACTGACCGCTGAGCAGATTGCTATCACCGTTGCAGAGCACGGTTACGCAGTTGCTGTGTCAGAGCTCCTATTGAACGCATCGTTCGATGACATCATGGCATCAGCTTCACGTCTTCTAGGTCGCCACATGGCACAGTACCTAGACGTACAGGCTCGTGACACCTTGTCAGCAGCAACCTCAGCTACCTTCGGTTACGACCGTTCAGGTATCTCAGGCGGCGCTTTCACCAACTACGACGAAGGTACCGTTGGTACTTCGATTGGTGCTCTAGACGGTAACTTCAAGTTGACCACTGGTGCAATCAAGGACTCAGCTCTTACCCTTGCTGGTAAGAACATCCCTCGTATTGGTGAGACCTACGTTATGTTCATCCACCCTAAGCAGTCACGTGACCTTCGCTCGAACCCAGAGTTCATCGAAGTAACCAAGTACGCTGCTCCAGGTAACTTCATGCTTGGTGAAATCGGCCGTCTATACGACACCGTATTCATCGAGACCACCCAGGTTAAGAAGCTTGCTGCATCGCAGTCAGGCTACACCACCTCGTCACTCGTTGGAGCTCCATCATCGCAGACCTCAGTTCCAGTGCTTCCAAACACTGGTGCAGGTCAGGGTGGTAACCCAGAGGCTGCAGACGCTACTGCACTTGCTGGTTACCTAACCAACGCAACTGGTAACGCTGCTGACGTTTACGAGTCAATCATGATTGGTGACAACGCATTTGGTCACGCAATCAGCCTTCCAGTTGAGCTTCGTGATGGTGGTGTTCTAGACTTTGGTCGTGAGCACGCACTAGCATGGTACTCAATCTGGGGTCTCGGTATCATCACCGACCAGGCTATTAACAAGGTTTACACCAACTAATAGCAAACACCTCGTGAAGGGGGGCCACCTTCGGGTGGTCCCCCAACACAAACAAAACAACCTAACAGGAAGAAAACATCGTGGCAAATAAACCAACTAGTCCTCAGGACGCAACAGGACGTGCAGCAGAACTGGCTGCCAAAGCGAACGCAAAGGCTCTCGCAGACCGTGCGGAAGAAATCTCAATCAGTCGTCAGGCAGAGGCAATCAGCCTTGAGAATGACGTGTTTGACGCAAAGAACCCAGACAAGCCTATTCTAATCGACGAGATTGAAGAGGTCGGAGTTTCTGTCAACAACGACAAGGTTGTTATCCGCACTCACCAGGACATCGAAGACATGACCTTTGGTGTAGGTAACACTTACAGTTTTAAGGCTGGAGTCAAGTACTCTGTGCCTCGAGAATTGGCGGCTTACCTGAATCAGCTAGGTTACACCTGGATTCAGTAACCTCCTACTAAACTGTCCGTCCTGCTGGTACCCGCCCTCCTCCCAGCAGGGCGGACTTTTTTACGCTGTATTTAGCGCCGATGTGCGAGAACATAAGTACATAGACTTTTCGGAGGATTGATGGCAAACATCACTAGCCTTGTTAGCAAGGTACGTTTGGAGCTAGGCGACACTGGCAAATCTTTCGTCGTTCAGTTCGTCGCAGACGGTTCCACTAACCGATTCAACATCCACTACTCTCCTTTGGATGCAACCCAAGTTTTCGTTACATTGAACGGTACCGATGTCACCTCTACCACTTCAGTAGAAGAATCAACCGGAGTGCTGGTATTTGATGAAGTACCTGCTGATGGTGACGAAATTCAGGTCAGCGGCCTTTATTACCGCTACTTTACTGCAGCTGAACTCACATACATTGTAGAAGCGGCTTTGCAGCAACACGCAGCTAAGCACACCGACTCTTTGGGTCGCCACATTACTGCAGCCACATTGCCTTCTCTCGAAGAGTACCCAGTGGTAGTTTATGCAACTAGCCTTGCCCTTTACACCCTAGCGACAGACTCGTCATTTGACATCGACATCCTGGCACCAGACGGTGTGAACATTCCTCGTTCAGAGCGTTACCGTCAGCTTATGGACATGGTTCAAACCCGCAAAGCGCAATACCAAGAACTCTGTGTCCACTTGGGCATTGGTATGTTTAGCATTGACGTATTTAGCCTACGTCGAATCTCTAAGGCCACTGGCCGTTATGTGCCTGTTTACCAGCCGCAAGAAGTCGACGACAGGTCGTACCCACAGCGTGTGGATGTTCCTCTTCCAATCTACGGCGACAAGCCTGTAGAGTGGCCTACAGAAGCCGGAGAGCTCACTGCTTACCAAGGCCGTGCGTTTACTACCGATATTACATTCTCGGGCACTTTCGACGAAAGCACGTCTTTCGAAGCTAAGTTGCTGAACCAGCGTGGCAGTGTACTAGTAGTCCAAGAATTTGAACTGTCTACTACAGACGATGGGGACGGAAACTACACTGCCACCCTATCTTTGACTGCTGACCAGACGTTGCGAATTGCTCGTAGAACCTATTGGTCTGTCCAGTTGGTTGACCCTAACAACACCGACCCGAATAGCGGCACTATTCTTCCAGTAGAAATTAAGGGTGGGTCTTTCTTCACTGAGCGTGTAAGTACGGTAGTTATTTAATGGCTATTAACCCTGAAGCGCCTAAGTACCCAGAAGTAGACATTTCGCTGCTTAATGGTGGAGACCCTGAAGCGGTGCCTGCAACAGGCCCTAGTTATAGCGACCCTAACTTCGGTATTCCGCAAGAAACTTACAACCCAGAACTGGACATTGTCCTGCTTCCTGGCGTACCCACTCAAAGGGGTCCTACAGGCCCTACGGGGCCCACAGGGCCTACAGGAGCGGCGTCTACTGTTACTGGTCCTACTGGACCTGCAGGCGCTGATTCTACAGTTACTGGACCGACTGGAGCAGTTGGGCCGACTGGTCCTCTGGGACCGACAGGGCCACAAGGCGTACAAGGCGTAACTGGTCCACAAGGAATCCCTGGTCCAACTGGACCTGTGGGCGACACTGGTCCTCAGGGACCTACGGGACCTACTGGCGCTGTTGGACCTACGGGACCTCAGGGTTCTGTTGGTCCTCAAGGTGCACAAGGTGTTCAAGGTGACGTCGGTCCGACTGGTCCTCAGGGAACTTCAATTAACTTTAAGGGAACAGTTGCAACTACTGGCGACCTACCTTCAACGGGTAATGCCGTCAATGACGCTTGGATTGTTGAAGCAGATGGTGACCTATACGTTTGGGACGGCTCTGCATGGGATAACGTAGGCCAGATTGTTGGTCCTGCTGGTGCTACGGGTCCTACGGGTGCGCAGGGCCCTCAGGGTGAGCAAGGTACTCAGGGTGCTCAAGGAAACACCGGACCTACTGGTCCTGATGGTTTGCCTGCAGAATTTATCTCTGTATTCCCTAGCGAAGCCGCTTTGCTTACAGACTACCCAGACGGGCCGTTCACAGACGCTCAGTGGGCTCTTGTAGAAACTACAGACCTTACCATTGTGGAGTTGTTCTCTAAGGACTTACTAAATGGTGGCTGGCAGAGCAGCCAGATTAACTTGCCTATTGGACCTACTGGTCTTACAGGAGCTACAGGCCCTACGGGTGCTACTGGCGACACAGGTGCGATTGGACCGACAGGCCCACAAGGAGAGCTAGGTCCTACTGGACCTACTGGAGCTCAAGGAATTACGGGCCCTACTGGTGCTCTCGGGCCTACAGGAGCGACTGGTCCTCAAGGTAACATCGGACCTACCGGACCAACTGGTTCAACAGGTTCTCAAGGAGATGTTGGCCCAACTGGGCCTCAAGGTGACCAAGGTGTCACGGGACCTACGGGAGCCACTGGTGAAGTAGGCCCTACTGGTCCAACTGGGGCAACTGGATTAACTGGAGCAACGGGTGCTACTGGAGCAGCAGGTGCCACTGGCCCTACTGGCCCGCAGGGAGACCAGGGACCAATCGGTCCTACTGGCCCGCAAGGTATCCAGGGCGTCCAAGGCGTTCAAGGAGCCCAAGGTGAGCAAGGCCCAACTGGTCCTATTGGAGCCACTGGGCCTACTGGTCCTCAAGGTGATTTAGGACCTACCGGACCTACCGGAGCAACCGGAGTTCAGGGTGCCACAGGACCAACGGGAAGCACGGGCGCAGAAGGCCCGACAGGTCCTACAGGGGCAACTGGTGATGTTGGACCAACTGGTCCTCAGGGTATTGAGGGACCAACAGGACCGCAGGGCGTTGAAGGTCTTCAAGGTGTTCCGGGAGATGTTGGCCCAACAGGACCAACAGGTGCTGTCGGTGCGACAGGCCCAATAGGAGAAACTGGCCCTACAGGCCCAGTTGGTGACACTGGTCCTATTGGTCCTACCGGACCGACTGGTGCTCAGGGAGTTCAGGGAGATACGGGACCAACAGGTCCTACAGGTGCTACTGGAGCAACTGGCCCAGAAGGCTCTTTTGGTGGTGCCACATTTGAGTACAACTACCTTACTAGCACTGTTGACCAAAACCCTGGTTCAGGAAACCTTAACTTCAACAACACGTTGACTACTGCAACAGAGCTGTACATCAGTTGGACTGACTTGAATAGTGCTGATGCTCAGCCGTACCTAGATACTATTGATGACTCTACCTCTACTATCAAAGGTCACTTTAAAGTCTACGAAATTGCAAACACAGACAATTGGGTGTACTACTCAATTACTGGAGCGCACTACTACCACGACACTTACTTTGAAGTACCAATCTCGTATCTAACAGGAAGCGTGACTTCGTTTGCTGATGGCACGGATGTTCGTATTACCTTTGTTAGAACTGGTGATAAGGGAGACACAGGAGCAACTGGTGCGACAGGACCTGCTGGTGCGACTGGTCCAACTGGCCCTACCGGAGCTACGGGAGACACTGGCTTAACTGGTGCCACAGGTGACGTAGGACCTACGGGCGCTGTTGGTGCAACAGGACCTACAGGACCGGTTGGTCCAACTGGCGCAGACGGCCCGACTGGACCACAAGGTGTGCAGGGTATCCAGGGAACTCAGGGTGTTCAGGGAGCCACAGGGCCTGCTGGAGCAGATGGGGCTACTGGCCCAACTGGTCCACAGGGCGTGACTGGACCAACTGGGCCGCAAGGACCAACTGGGCCTACTGGTGCTACCGGACCTCAAGGTGACCAGGGTATTCAAGGAGTTACTGGGCCAACTGGTCCACAAGGAGCTGTAGGTCCTACAGGTCCACAAGGAGCTCAGGGAGATGTAGGCCCTACTGGACCTCAAGGCGTACAAGGTGTGCAGGGCGTGCAGGGAGATGTTGGCCCGACTGGCCCGACTGGTGCTACAGGAGTTCAAGGACCAACAGGCCCAACAGGTGCTACAGGTTCTGAGGGACCTACTGGACCAACAGGTGCAACAGGAGCTGCTTCTACGGTTACAGGTCCTACTGGAGCTACAGGCTCACAGGGACCCACCGGACCTACGGGTCCTGCAGGTGTAGACGCACCAACTGTTACTTCAATTAACTACCAGACGTCATCTTACACACTAGACATCTCTGACAAAAACAAGCTTATTCACATGAGCGTTAGTTCAGCCAATACGGTTACAATTCCGTCTAGTATTGTTGGGTTCCCTGTAGGAACAACTATCACAGTACTTCAAGCGGGAACGGGACAGACGACTATTGTTGCTGGTTCTGGAGGAGTTGTGGTTAACGGAACTCCTGGCCTGAAACTTAGGGCTCAGTGGTCTCTAGTAACGTTGGTGTACATTAACGCAACGTTTGACATTTGGGTAGTATCTGGAGACTTGACAGCATAATGAGAATTAATTTAGGTGCAATCGCTTCGAGCATTCGTAACAGGTTTATAGACTCGTTTAACCGAACAGACACGACCACTGATTTAGGCACAGCTAGTGATGGCTCTTTGTGGAAGGCTTTGCGAGGGACCCTGAAGGTAACTGGAAATAAAGCGTCTACTTCAGATTCTGCCAGCACCTACCCTGCGGCAAGCATTACTATGCCTAAGCAAGATGTCACTATTTCTCTAGCAGGAACTGGTAATGGTGGAGGCTCTCTTCTATGGGTTACCGATTCAGGAAACTGGTGGGCTACCGACATCTACCAGTACTCGTATTCCCAACCCTGGTATTACACGCAGGCAACTGGAAACTACAACTGTAATGCTTACAACTGGACTACTGTTTGCGTAAAAAATGCTGCTAACTACTACTACTCGTGTAACGTAACTGGGTACTGCTGTGCAAAGTGCAACGCCTGGAACTCAAACAACATTAAAAACGCTGCGTACTGCAAGACTTACTCTTACAGCGCCACTTACACCTGTACCACAAACTTGTCTGGGTACACATGCGTATCTTACGATTACTACACAATTTGCTCTAGTGGTACTGCAGAGTACTCCACCATTCAAGGCGGAACATACTATTACTACCCAACCTACATCCGTGTTCTCCAGTCTGTAGCAAACACTGTCAGCACCATTGCCCAAACGTACATTGGCGACAGTATAACTTTGCAGAGTTTAAAGACACTTATCAGCGGAAATCAGATTACAGTTAAAGGGTACTCCGACACAAACACTACCACTCAGGTAGGGTCTGACTTGGTGTACACTGCAACAGGAGCCACAGTGACTGCTGAGTACGGAATCGTAATCACTCCTAGCGGCTATAACACCGTAAACACAATCGACTCAGTTACAATCGAATAGACTAACTAACATGGAGCACTTAAATGAAGTTCATAACCTTTACTTCTCAGAACACTAGAGTTCAAATAGGCAAGCCCCTAGCCATCAAGCACTTC